TAACAAAACCTATAATATTTTCTGTTTCATAAAATACTTGTCTTTGATCAATAGGGAATTTTCCGAAATATAATTGGCGACTTTCACTCATATATATATGTCCTAAATTAATTTATTTCATCATCATCAATAATTTCACCAGCCTCAACGGCTTCTATTCTAATTCTGTGTAAATGTGTACTAGAATCAACAGCACCATCGACAAAAAATTTTGAATTATTGTGTTTAACAATATCGCAATCTTTACCCCGTATTTTCATTAATTCAGCATGTGTAGTATAATACCTTTGGTCTTGATTAGATAAGCGTTTTAATAGATGTTTAGGTATTGTACAATCACAAGGACCAGGGGCTGGTCCAGGGGGTGTATCACCACAAGGGGGAGGAGGTGGTGGTGGTGCGTTATCAGTTATGATTAATGTAGTTCCTTCATAATTATTATCAATAGCTATAGCATTATCAGTTTGTAGGTCAACAATACGTAATAAATTGGTTTTATTACTTTCAATATTATTATTAATATTGTCTATACTAGATGTATTATTTTCAGTAAATCCATCTAATGTAATTGATACATCAACTATAATAGAGCCTTGATATAGTATAATTTCAATTAAATTTTCATTTATACTTAATTGATTTGCATATAATTGTTTAGTTTCAACTATAATACTAGCTTTTTGATATGCATTAAGCTCACTTAAGTTAATATTATCTATTTTGTATCTAATATTAAGATTTGTGGTAGGACGATCAGGTTCTGGTTCAGGTTCAGGTTCCGGTTCAGGCTCAGGTTCAGGCTCTGGTTCAGATTCAGGCTCAGGTTCAGGCTCTGGTTCAGATTCAGGCTCAGGTTCCGATTCTGGCTCAGGTTCAGGTTCCGATTCAGGTTCAGGTTCAGGTTCTGGTTCTGGCTCAGGTTCTGGTTCAGGTTCCGATTCTGGCTCAGGTTCAGGTTCTGGTTCTGGTTCAGGTTCAGGTTCTGGCTCAGGTTCCGATTCTGGCTCAGGTTCTGGTTCAGGTTCTGGCTCAGGTTCTGGTTCAAGTTCATCTTCTATAGTGAAATTAAATGTAATATTATTTAACGCCAAAGGTGGGTCCCCTCCATCACTAACCGATATTGTTACAGGAATAGTATGGTCGTCCGTTTCATAATCTATTTGTTTGTTTAATATCAGCTTATTACCTTCGATTATAAATGTTCCTGTACTATCTGTTAATGTATACGTATAGTCTGTCATGATTAATCCAAATCTAAAGAACCGATGTCCATGATATTGATTTGGTATTATACGTATGTATCGGGTAGTTATTGGCGCGTCAAAAACACTGAACTGATACGCTATTCTATTGACGTTTCCAATAAATTTGTATTCATCAGTATCATAAGGATACTTAGGCTTAACCGACGTCCATGTTACTTTATCCTGACTGGATGCGACATGATATGACTTTACAAAGTGTGCAAAATGCCATCGTCCTCTAGATACTATTCCATAAACATCCTGAGTATTCAATAAATCCACCACCGCTGATGAACCACTGTTGCCCCACCAACCACCCTGACCTACTGTATAGTTGGACATATTTATTTCAGAATTGCCGAAACCACTTTTAACAGAACTATACTCCCTCTGTTCATTAGGCGGATCATACACACCATCATCAATTGCCCCGAGATATCCAACAACAGATCCAACAGATACCAATTCGGGAACATTATAGAAATCGCTGGTATTTTTTCTCCAGGTATAAACAATGTTATTAAATAATACGTCTGTTGGTGGTTGGTTTTCATATTCCGGTTCAGGCTCAGGTTCAGGCTCAGGCTCAGGCTCAGGCTCAGGCTCAGGTTCAGGTTCTGGCTCAGGTTGAGGAGAGGCTACATAATATTCTGCTGCAGTAGTATCAAATGACCATAATTGCCAATCATCATTATCTTCTTTTCCTTTAAAATATAAGGTATTTCCAAAATTTACTGTATAAGTGTGATTCCATGATGTTAAATTACTATGTAAATTGCTAAGTATCTTTGTATTTTCTACTGTTCCATCACTTGTCCATAACTCAAACCCGCTGCCATCATTAGCTGTAAAGTATAAAATATTATCAAATACATATAAATTACGTGGAAATCCCCAAGAAACACCAGGGTAAAAATCTTTAAAAAGTACAGTTCCTTCTTCTGTACCATCTGATCTCCATAGTTCAATTCCATTAATATCATCCCTAGCTTGAAAATATATAAAACCGTTGAATACGACTAAGTTGAAAGGAGAACTATTAGTAGAACCAGGGTAAATATCTTTAACAAGTACAGTTCCTGATTCTGTACCATCTGTCCTCCATAGTTCAAATCCAGAACCGCTCTGTTGTGCTCTAAAATATAAATAATTATTATATTCACAGTAATTACTAGGAAAACTATCAGCTGTACCAGTATTAATATCTTTTAAAAGTGATGTTCCTGCATTAGTACCGTCACTTTTCCACAATTCCTTTCCAGTTGTTGGATCTCCAAAAGTGAAGTATATCATATTATTAAACACATGTAAGGCCGAGATATAATTACTTGCGTCGCCAGCATTAATATCTGTTATTTGAACAGTTCCTGATTCTGTTCCATCAGATTTCCACAACTGGTAATCATAAGCGGTATCTTGTGCTCCGAAATACATTGTATTATTCAATATTACAATATTTGAATTAACATATAGACCATCTTTTACAAGATAGGTTCCGTTACTAGTACCGTCACTTCTCCATAATTGATTGTCACTAGCAACTACTAAATATGCTATATTATTATAAATAATCCAATAATCTAACATTATGTTACTCGTAGTTATGTCTTTTACAAAATATGGTGAGCTATTTGCAACAGTTAGATCTTGGCCAAATAATATTGTTTTAAATCCTGTAGGTGTAAATGTATATAATAATGTATTCCCAGTAAAACCGATGATTCTATCTAACACACCATTCGATGACATTTTTTGAAACCCTGGAACGAAACCAAAGAACATAATTCCAGGCGTATTTTCGAATTCAGAATCTGGGTTTGTACCACCTGAACCATAAGTAGAATTCATAGCTGTTGCCATGAGGAACATACTTGTTAGGGTCGCAGTATTTGATACATTCCATATACGAATATCTTGATTGAAATCACTAGCTCCAAAGAACATCTGACTAAAAGTCTGCACGCTACTCACGTCCCAACCAGTGATATCTTGGTTAAATACATCAGCGTAAAAGAACATGTTTGTCATATCTGTCACACTACTCACGTCCCAATTAGAAATATTATCATTAAAACTAGATTGGTTACTAAATAAATTAGCCATACTAGTAACCAAACTAGTATCCCAAGTATTAATTTCACCATAAGTAGTTAAAGCAGTAGGTTTATCACTAATCCATAAATTAACCCCTGTTTGTAATTCTGTACGATCTGTAAATTGATAACCACTCATATATAATATATATATTAAGTGTCCATTTTAAATAGATATTATGCTTCCATTTTATTTAATAAAAATTTAAGAAAATCTGATGAATTTTTACTTTTAAATCTATAATTAATTAATTCACACGGAGATACAACATGATCCCTCAATTTACCGAGATACTGTTTGGGGAAACTCACGCTAAAGAAGTGTTTATACATGGTTTTTATTAAAGGAATAGTAGCATTTTTCATTTCAAGCGTTAAATCAATTCTTCCTGGTCTAATTAATGCTGGGTCTAATTTATCATAATGATTAGATGTAATAACTAAAATTCTACCTGGATTTTCTCTTACACCATCTATTACATTTAAAATAAATGATAATGTAATTTTATTATCTATTTGAGGTGATTTTTTATATGTATCATCTGTAGATTTACCACTTATTACATCCTTTATCATATTTTTTATTTTTTCTTTATTTTGATGAGGGTTATCTTGTTCTTCTGTTTCATTATCATTATCACTATCACTTTCATTATTTCTCTCAAATACAATTTCGCTCATACAATCAATATCTTCTAATACAATAATAACATCTTTAAAAGAATATTTTTTTGTTTCATCGTCACAACGAAAACTAGTAGAAAAAGCACTCATAAAATCATTTTCGGTCTTTATTTTATTTAATGAAATTGTAATAAGATGTCTTTTAGTTTTATTAGCAAGTGCTTTTATGAATGAAGTTTTTCCGGTTCCTGGAGGACCATGTAATCCAATTCCAAGTGTATAAGGTATTCCCCATTTATAATAATAATCTTTATTGTTTAAGAAAAAATCAACTCTTTTAATTGTATCTTTTTTACCTTCAAAAAAAAGATTTTCAAATGTCTTACTACTTTCATAAGGTGTTTCTTTCCACATACTATCACCATCACTAATATCATTCAAGTAATAATGATAAAGTTTACCTTGTCTTTCTTCATCCTTTCTTTTTTGATATTCCTTGCGTAATATATTTAAAAAATTCTTTAAAAAATACACATTTTTATTATAAGAAAATAGTGTCATTATAATTTTTTCTTGGTCAACTTCTGTTTTTGAATAACCTGATGATATTTCTACTTTATCATTTATAGTTTTTACTGTTAAATGAATATCATCTTCAAGATATATAGAAGATGTTTGATTAATTACAAATTTATTATCTCTTACTTTATCGTCTTGAGGAAAATCATTTTCCATTTGAAATGTTCTCCATTCTTTAATAGCATATATATCTGTGTTCATTTTATTTATTGTATAATCCCATAGAGCATTAAATAATTCACTGGTTAATACACTAGATTTTGTTGTATAACTAGTGTGTTTTAAATAACGTTCCCCTGTGATCTCTAATTCAGCTGGACGTGAAAAGAAATTAGCATAGTAAAATCTCAAAAAAAGTTGTTTATTTAATGTATTATAATCAAAACAAAACAATACTATAAATAATAGTATAATTGGTGATGAAATTATAATATAATAAGTAATATTTTCATTTTCTAATAGTTTTGTAATAACGGGTTGAACAGCTGCGAATTGAATAATTTGTATAATACCGTTGTTAAAATCAGGAAACATAATTATAAATTATAATGTAAAATTATATTTAAATATTATTTTAATATAATTTTCTTTAAAAAACTAGCCATTTTCTTGTATTTTTTCCTTTACTACGGCGTTTTTGTCTTTTTTTAGTTGTTTTTTTGTTATTTTGAGTTGTTTTTTTGTTATTTTCTTTATTTTGTCCCTTTTGTACCTTTTTTAACATACTTAATAGTTCTTTTTCAGAGAATTTTTTCCATTCGGTATCTTCAATATCTGATCCTGTTGGTCTATACTTTAAAAACCAACGGTCGTATTCCTCTGTATTTTGTTTTGATTTTAATTTTTGAAATGCGTCAGATTTTTCTTGCCTTAAATCTTCTTTTGTTACACCAGTACCATAACAATCAATATTAAATCTTTTTAAAATACCTTTTTGAGATAATCTATTTTTCTGTTGAACATTATACAAAAAATCTGCCATACATATAATACGATCTCTATTAAAGTAATCTCTCTTAGAATAAATAAATGATAAGAAAAAACTCAACATGGTATCAATAGTAGCAATTTTATATTTAACTTTATCAACTTCAATTTCATTATAACTATGACAATTAACAGGTTTAAATATTAAACATACAGTTTGATTATGTACTTTAATTTCAATATGTTCAGGAACAATCTGTAAACTAATTGAACCAACTGGTGGATGTTCAATAATTTTAATATTTTTACTATCGATGTATTTATCCATTAAACGTTCTTTAATAATTACTGCAGCTTTATTAATATCTTTTGCTAGAATATCAAACAAAGAACCTTCTCTAGTAAATTTATTTCTAATAGAGTCACTCATATATCTTGAATACAAATATGTTGCATAACCTCCAAAAAATACAAATCCATTATCAGTAACTGCATCTCTAATACATTTATGTATTTTTATAGTCTTTTCCTTAGTAATTTTAAAAGATGCTTGTAAATTTTTAGAAGCACAAGCTTTTAATTTAAGAGGATAATTTTTATTAAGTGCGTTTAAACGTTTTTGTACTTTTTCCCATCTACTTACATCACCTCCTGGTCTAGATATTTCTAAATACATTAACATACGTAAAAAATTTGGAGGAGTATATTTAATCTGAGCAACATTAATAGCTTCTTTTTGAACAACATCAAAAACTTCTCTACTCATTTGTGTAATATCAGCGACAGGTATAAAATTAACAAATACCTTAAATGTACCATAATGTGTTCCTGCAGTAGCTAAAACTTCATCGTAACCCTTTTTTTTATAAACATCAGCTAATTTTTTTGCATCTTGCATAGCATTTGATGAAAAGAAGTCATAATCGGGCATTTCAATTTCAAAATTGTAAAATTGGTCTCTTTTTGGTAAAATGTTATTTATAGCAGTTCCTCCATAACAAACTAGTTTATTATCTTTTATGTAATTTTCTACTATATTTATTATTTCTTTTACTTCTGGTGTATTTGTAACCTCTTGACCCTTCTTTTGTTCAATTTTTGTAACAGCATTTCTTAATATTTCAAGCTCACAATCTCCAAAATCTTTAGATTTACAGTTAACAAATGTTGCAGGTCCACTATTATTATCTTTTTTATCAGGGTCATCGTTTCTCATACTTTTTTTAGTTCGTTGATGATTAGTAGCTTTTGTCGATTTATCAGTTAATTTAATAGATTTCTTTTTATTTTTTCCCATATATATTAGTAATAGATAATTAATAATATATATAATTAAATTCGTAAATCATAATGTTCATCCTTAACTTCTCTATCTCTATAAGAAAGATTAGGATCCTGTACTGGTGGTAACTTAACAATTCTGTCAACTTTTCTTAATGATTTTTCTTTTAATACAAGTGATGTACCATAATCATTAAAAAATTTAGTATAATATTTCATATTTTCATCATTATTTTGTAGATTCATAGCTACGAATTGACAACCATATTTTAAAGGGACAGTAGGATTAACGTTATCTGGATTTGCTGATATATCAGGCAATACCATACTAATTGCAGTTTTATTATAATCAATTAATTCCTTAAAGTCTTGTATATATGTAACATCATAGTTTCTATGTAAACGCATAAACATAGAATTACTACAAATATTTACATATTTGTCTAAAGGTGTATCTTCAAATACACTATTTGTTTTATCTACACAAATAATAATTTTACCCATTAATTTTTCAATAGGAACATCTCCTAAATTTTTATCTTTATATTCTTTACCATATTTTTTATGTAGTAATCTATTTTCGAATACACTTTGTAAAACACGTGCCATTTTTCCATATATTTCTTTATTTTCACTTTTAATTCTAAAATGTAATAGCATAGGGTCAAATGGACAAGGTGAAGGTACATTAAATGATTCTTCTGCAACAACTCGCATCGCTTTAATAAAAGGAATAAAATTACGTGATTCTTTTACATAGTTTGTTTTAGCGGATGATGTTGCAATAACAGGTTGATTATTAATAGAATAAATTTCAAAATCTAAACATCTGCATCCCTGTTTTATGCCATTTCTTAAAGCACAAAGATCAACATAGTCTTTTTTAAAATCTCCAACAGCACAACAATTATAAGATGTTTTTATATAAAAATTACGTAACGCATAATCTGAAATTCGTCTAGCAACTTCTTCAGTTGTTTTACGATTATTAGTATATTTTGTAATTTTTTCAGGACCAACCTTATTAATATCAAGTGAAGAAACAGCAGCAGTATTTGGATAATTGATTTTCAATTCACTACATTTACTATCATCATCATAATTAGTTGTGTTACCTCCAAAAAAGTTTTCAACAAGTGGTGGAGGCATAATAAGATTTAATACATTTTTAAAGATATCCATATATTATTACATTATAATTAATTATTAAATTAATTTAATAATATTATTAATAAATAAGGGTAGCTCTATTTCATCTTCATGGATGTCATGAAAAATATGAATATATTTACATATATAAGGTATAATTTTATACTTTTCTTCATCTGTTAAATTATTTGTCATTTTTGCATAACTAAAAAAACAATCTAAAATATCCATTACAGAGTAACCTTGATTATATATATTTTTTAATAGCGAAATAGATAATTTGAGGTTTTTATTTTTTATATATTCTATTAATGTATCAAAAATAGTGTCATTTATATTAGTGCATAGTGAATTTATTACATCATTATCTATAGTATTATTATAAAGTTTAAATTTTTCTAAATAATTTATCATTATACGTAGTGAATTTTCACAATATTTATAAAATAAATTAAATGATTCATCTTTGATAATAATATTTTCATTTGTTATTATTTTGTTGCATATTTCATTTAATTTATTAATATCTATTGATGGTATTTTAACAATAATTAATCGTGATTGAATACTTTCAATAATCTTTTTTAAGTTAGTACAAGAACAAATAAAATGAACGTTGTTTTTATAATTATCAATACAATTTCTAAAAACTTGTTGGCTTTGTTGGTTTATTAAATCTAAATCATCAATAATAACAATCTTTTTCTTTGTTTTAATTATACTACATGTTTGGCAAAATGTTTTTACTTCATTTCTATAAAAATGAATACCTTGTTCTTGAGCCGAATTTAAATAAATAATATTTCCTTCATATTCTTTTTCAGTATATCCTTTATAATATTCCTTAATTAAGCATTTTAAAATTGTTGTTTTTCCTGCATCTGGGTCACCAACAAATAATATATTTAATTTATCAACATCAATTAATGTATTAACAAAATCATATGTGTCTTTTTTTAATCCAAACTCATTTAATTTTTCGGGCTGATATTTTTTTATAAAAGAGTTCATATTTATAATAATGAGTAAAAATGTATTTAAGTTTTTGTATTATAAATATTATATGAGCAGAAATTATTATAATATTTTGGGAATTTCAGAAAAATCTGAACAATCAGAAATAAAAAGGGCATATAGAAAACTATCTTTAGAACATCATCCAGATAAAGGTGGAGACGAAGAAAAGTTTAAAGAAGTTAACGAGGCATATACTACATTAGGAGATTCTGATAAAAAAAGAGAATATGATATGCAGAGAAGAGGTGGTGGAATGAATATGGGGATGGGAATGAATAGGGGGATGGGAATGAATACAGGAGGACTACCACCAGACGTATTTAATATGTTTTTTGGTGGTAGAGGTGACCCATTTTCTCAATTTGGACATCCTATGTCAGGAATGGGAGGACCAAATATTAGAGTATTTCATAATGGTAGACAAATGCCACAACAGCCAAAAAAACCAGAACCTATTAAACAAACAATATTTTTAACTTTAAAACAAGCATATGAAGGTTCTAATGCTTTTATGGTATCAATTCATAAAAGAGTAACAAAGAATAGTGCAACAAATATGGAAAATGAAACAATTTATATTGAAATACCAGAAGGTATTGATGATAATGAAAAAGTTTATTTAAAAAATAGAGGTCATATTTTGGATAATTTAACGGGTGATATAGAAATAACTTTTAAAGTGAATAACGATACATCGTTTATTAGAGAAGGAATGAATATCACCATTAATAAAGAGGTGTCTTTAAAAGAAGCATTATGTGGTTTTTCTTTTGAGATTGACCATATAAATGGTAAAAATTATAAAATAAGCAATCAATCTGGTAATATAGTTAAACCAGGATATATTAGAGAAATATGTGGAATGGGTATGAAAAGAAATGGTCAAATTGGAAGATTATTCATAAAATTTAATATTAATTTTCCTGAAAAATTATCTGACAAACAAATAGAAAATATTAGTGATATATTATAAATTATTTTATTATATCATTTTCATATTCTAATTTTTCTGAAACATCATCTCTTGTTACAATTCTAGTACCATCATACCATTCAGCCTCTCTATCTTGATATATGTATCCTCTATGTCCTGGTCCATATTTAGCACAATTATCAAATCCAAGTAGAGGAGCTCTAATAAAATGTCTATACATACCATCAATTGGTTGATGCCAACAAGGTATTCTTCGTAATAATTCTTTAATACCCTTTTTATTTATTGCATATGCATGTGTTGCATAACCATTTGCATTATTTGGATCAAATGGTTTAATTTTATCATGAACTTCTGTATTTGGTATTATTAAACCTATATACACAAAATCAACGTTGTCATTTATATTAAGAAAGTCATTTCTAAGAATTTTAGTAAAATCCTTTCTTTCAATATTTGATGTTAATTCAATATCATCTTCAAAAATAAAATAAAAGGTATCATCATCCCTATCAAGTATTTCTTTAAATATTTTTTGTGTAGTCATCGTTAAACTTTTAAATCCTCTTGGTTTTCCATAACCTTTACAATGTCTGCATCTTGTACATTTTTTTTCATCATCACCAATTTCCGAAGACATTTTATTTATTGGAACAACTCTATTAATTTCATCAAAACTCATATCATATAATAATTTTATACAGTGGTCATTTCTAGTATGGTCAATATCTAAATTTATATAATAACATATTAATTTATCTAGTTTAATCATATTATTTTAAAAAATAATTATTTAAAATAATATACGAATTATAGAAATTAACCCGATATTTTTTTTGTTGGAATATCTGCTGATACAAGATAAATTGAATTTTCCGTTTCTGCTATAAATTCTGTCTCAACTTTATATATTTTTGCAATAGGACTAGTATATTCCTCTTCACTTTTTACTAAAAGTTTTTCGTTGTTATCTCTTACACCAATAAGTGCCTTTTTGTCTAAAGAATGGACCCAATAGTCCATCATGATTGGTTTGTCTTGAACTATAGATAATTTAACTGCATGTTTCATAGTTAATTCTGTTGGGGTTCTGTATGAAGATTCCGTTGAACTTTCTGTGCTCTCGCTCATTTTATAAATTATTGCTTTAAATTCTTTAAATACTTTTAAACGAATTAAATAAAAACATATACTATTATATGGATAGTTCACAGTTAACTTTAAAAGACAACGATATTTATATTGAAAATATAGATTTTTCCCTAAAAGATATATATTTATGTCTAAAGGTATTAATAGAACAATATATAAAATGCTGTTTAGACTCGACAAACAAAATTGATAAATATTATATTGATAAAGGTATTAACATAATTGTTAATGTATTCAAAATAATTTTAATGTATTCAAAAAATTTAGAAATTACTAAAATATATTCTTTTAACAGTATTTATTATTATATTGAATATATTAATCAGATATCTAATAAAGATAGTGAAATTGTATTTGTAAATTTGACATTAAATGATGCAATTTTATATGTATATCGAAAGTCTATTTATGAAATATCTGATTCTCATAAAAAAAAATTTAAATTGACAGATTGTGATAATTTAAAATTTAAAAAAATAGGTTATTTAATATTATCATATCAATCAATATATTCAACATACATTAATACAGTAGACAAAGTAGATAAATTATCTCCTTTATATTTTATAAAAATTAATACATTTTTTGAATTATTATTTGTTAAGAAAAAATTATCTTATGATAATAATCATGAACTCTTACAGAAATTAAATGATAATCATTCAAATATTTTTGAATATAATACAATTATTGGGGTTGATATAGACAACATTATTCATAAAATGAATAATATTATTAATTCTATGTAGTTACTTTTATTTTCTTTTTTCTAACTTTCTTGTTTTTATTTTTATCATTTATAACTATTTCTCCAGGTTGTTTAATGTCGTTATATTCATCATGCAATATTTGTTTCAAAATACCATATACATTATAAAGAACGTTTTCATTACATTTACCTACAATAAGAACACTTCCTGTTCTAAAAATCATAAATGATATTTCATAATTAATATCATCCATAGTAACTTTATATTTACATTGTATTCCTGGATATGAACAAGGGTCAAATGATGCATTAATTTTATATTTATTTTTTAATTTTGTAAATAGTTTGTCTCTATTTATTAAGTATCCACAAGAGAAATTAGAATTTATTAATACTGTTTCTATTTTATTTTCAACAAAAGTTATTTCAGGATAAAATTGTTGCATCGTATTTTTAATAAACTTTATTGCACTATTAAATATTTCATCATTTTGAATACCAGGTATTTCAACCTTTCCAGTATTGAAAATTTTAATATGTATTTCCCTATATTTATCTTCAAATTTTAATCGTGTTAATATAACAAAACAATTATAAAATGCACTTTTCGGCTTACTTCTATAACTCATTATATCTTTTTTTGAAATACCAATACTTACTTTTCTAATATCTTTAAATCTGATTTTATCACCACTAATTGTATCTACATGTTGTATTAATGTTTCTTCTACATAATTATCTTTTTTTTCTTTCTCAACATGTTCTAATGTATCCTGATATGTTTCTTTAGTTAAAGAATTAAATTTCATTTGTTTTTTTATAATACCTTCCTTATCTTCATAATATTGTATCATTTGTAATTTCCAAAATATTTTAAATAAATCTATACTTTGACTTAAATAACAAATTTTTGTTTTAGTTGATATATATATATCTGTTGATTTAGGAATATCTATTTCAGAAACTCTATTTATTTGATTGTCTAAATTATTTTCATATAAGTTTTCACATGTAGATGTATTTGAATTTTCAAAGAAATTCTCCCATTCATCCTCTAAGTCCATTTATATTATATTGTTTAATTCTTTAAGTAGGTTAAACAATCAATTTTAATAGTTATTATTTATTAATATAATATGATTAATAAATAATATTTACCTATACTAATGGAAACAATCCAAAATGATTGTATGGATGTATCAACTAAAGGCTACCCTATTATACGAACAAGTTCTCAAGAATATACTCTTAAACAAAATATGTTTGACCCACATTTTTCAGGTTCTCCACCAGTAAATAGTTTTATGGAAAAATTATTTAAGCGTGAGGCAAAACATTTTAATAGCCCAACATCCCCATCTATGAAAACATTTTCTACTTTACCAAAAAATTTGACATTTGATAAATGAAATAATTAATATAGGTTTCATTTTTTACCTGAGGGGTATGAATTATATTTTCTATAAAATTTAAAAAATTGTCATTTACGATTTCATCCATGTTATCAATCATATAATTAAAATAATTTTTAATCATATGTTTTTGATCAATATTATATTTTACTGATATTTCATTTATATAAGAAATAACATTATGTTGTTTTTTGTTGTAATTTTTTTTTATTTTGTCACTTAATGTATCCCAAATAGTATCACTAATTATTTTTATTTTCATATTCTCTGTTGTTTTAAATTCTTGATTAGATTGTAAAAAATTTATCATACTTCTAATATCCGATTTAAATAATTTTTGTATTGATATTATATCATTTTTTGTTATATTTAATTCTTCTAATTTAACTATATTTTCAATAAAACTATATATTTTATCACACGGAAGTTGGTTAAATTTTAATCTGATAAATTCTTTTATTAAAGATTCATCTATTTTACTTATATAATTACATATTAAGCAAAATTTTACATTTTCATTATATGTTTGTAACAAATATTTTAATGCCTGCTGTGCATTTTTTGTCATATAATCTACCTCATCTAATATTACAAATTTTACACCATTTGAAAATAATGGTTTAGAATTAATAAATTGCATTATTTGCGATCTTATTATTTCTATACCTCTTTCATCTGATGCGTTTAAATGTATTACTAATGATTTATGCACTTGATTATATTTTTCTTGATATTTTTTTATTAGATTTATAATTGTTGTCGTCTTTCCTGTACCTGGTGGTCCATAAAATAATAAGTTAGGAAATAAATTCATTTCTATTATATTTTTAAATAAAATTTCATTATTTTTATCTAGTACTATATTTTCAAAACTATCTGGTCTATACTTTTCTACCCATGGTATAGATTTGTTCATAACATTATTATTTATTTGTTTTTAATCTATTTTAATTAAAAATGATTTATATTTATATTTAGTTATACTATAAAAAAATGTCAATTTTACCAAATACACGAGGTGGGTATTTAGAATTAATCATAGGTCCTATGTTTTCTGGAAAGACATCTAGATTACTTGAAATACATAAAAAATGTAAAATTAGTAATATTGAATGTGTAATAATTAATCATTCAAGTGATAATAGATATTCTAATAATGCAACTGTATTATCACATTCAAAAGAAAAAGCTCCTTGTATTTTACTAGATAATTTGTATCCTATTGTTAATAATATGGCATGTGAAGATCAGCATGATATTACAAAACAATTATGTAAATCAAAAGTTATACTTATTAATGAAGGTCAGTTCTTCGATGATATTAAAGAATCTGTTATGTTATTAGTTGAACAATATAATAAAATTGTTTATGTTTGTGGATTAGACGGTGATTTTAAACGTTCAACATTTGGTAATTTACTTACTCTTATCCCATTATGTGATAAAATAGAAAAACTTCCTTCTTTGTGTAAAAAATGTTGTAATGGGAATAAAGCTATATTTTCACATCGTACAAGTAAAAATTTATGTCAAAAATTAATTGGTGGTCAAGATGAATATTTACCATTATGCAGAAAATGCTATCTAGAAAATAACTTAACAATACATGTTCCATATATGGGTGATATTAATTTTGCACCTTCTAAAAATATGATTGATAGAAATGACAAACAAAGCTTAAATTAAAGATATGATATATACATTTTTAAAAATACTTAAAGTTTTTTATTGTTTATAAACAAAATGAGTGATAACTTAGTAAATAATACCATAACTCCTACGGATGCACCTATTAAGAAAAAACGAGGAAGAAAACCTAAATCATATTACGAACAATTAGAAAAGGAAAAGAGTTTACAACCAGAAATACCTGTTGAACCACATGTACCTAAAAAAAGAGGGAGAAAACCAAAAGGAGGCAAGATTGTAGAAAATTTATCAATTATTAAGAATAACAATTATGTTAAAAAAAATGTTATTTTACATTTAAAATGTAATAGTGATGATTTGACAACGTTTAACGATGTTTATAATAATTTATCCAACGTTGAATTAGATATTACATCAGGAAGTAAAATGGGGGATTTAAATTATGAATTATATGATAATAAAATACAAAATTCTTCTATTAATTCTATTGAATCGACTAATAATATTATTATTAATAACAACAACAACATCAATAATAAAAATATTAATGTTACAGATAACGATTGCAATAGTATAAAAAATATTAATAAAAAATTAAAAGAGTTACAAGATTTTTTACATACAAATACTATTATTAATAATAAATCTGCTTGTTTTTGGTGTACATGTGATTTTGATAATTTACCTATTTGTATACCAAAATATAAATTAAAAGGTGTATATCATTGCTATGGATGTTTCTGTAGTCCCGAGTGTGGTGTTTCATCGTTAATGAATGAAAATATTGATACTTCTGCAAAGTTTGAAAGATATCATTTAATGAACCATATTTATTGTAAAGTTTATAACTATAATAAAAATATAAAGCCGGCTCCTAACCCATATTATACATTAGATAAATATTATGGCAATCTTACCATACAAGAATATAGAAAATTATTACAAAATGATAGATTATTTATGGTTGTTGATAAACCGTTAACAAAAATATTACCCGAATTACATGAAGAAAATAACGAATTCGTATTAAATAAAGAATCTGTTACTTCTACTTCTACATATCAAATTAAACGTAAATCTATTAAACCTAGTTCAAAAAATAATATATTAAATGAAAATTTTGGAATTAACAAATAATTAAAAAAATTGATATAATATTATAACTAATTGTTATATTATTATAATGAATATATATGATGAAAGTACATCTGAAAATAGTAATGACGATGAAATAGAGACTTTACTTGATAAAATAGAAGAGGACCATCAAGAATTCTTTGATAAAGAATGGAACAGATTTCAGAACACACCAAATGAAATTATAGAAAGCGAGAAAACAGATTTAGGTTTAGTTGAATTATATAATCTACAAAATACTTATCCTGATCCATATATTGCTAGTAGTTATATGTATATTAGTTCAATAGTACTTTATGGATTTATTCATTTCTATGATTATTATGTAGAAACTCAATTAGAACATTATAAAGAACATCAAACTCGTGTAACACATATAATAAATAGTATTTCACATCCACATATTAGAAATTATAAAAATATTTATTTAAATTATGAACCAAAAGTTGAAATTGTTAAAAGAGTTTATTATAAAGGTCACACGTTAGCTATTTTAAAAACATGTTGGCTTAGAATATTTCAAAAAAAATTTAGAAACAGACAAAAAAAGAAACTTTCTTTTCAAAAGAATATTAATAATTTACGTTACAGAGAATTGCATGGAAAATGGCCAAAGGAATTTTACCATATTTGATCTGTATCATACCAATACATTAAATCGCCTTTTTTGATATTGAATAATCTAATAAAATTTTGACATCTAGCTAATGACATATTTGCTCTATATTTGGGATTTACATGCTCATCTGTCGCACTAAGCTCATGCTTTGCTTGAATTTTTATTTTAGTTCTCCATTGCTCGCTATAATATCCATAAAACATTTTTAAATGATCATCTATCTTTAAATTATCAGTACCACACTCTCTTAAAAATTCTATTAATGTTTCCTCAACAACAGCTAATCCTCCTATATCAGCTATGTTTTCACCTAGACTATGTTCTCCACTCAATTTAAAATTTTCTAATTTTTTTGCATATAATTCATATTGGCTCACTACTGATTTTTGTTTTTCTTTGTATTTTTTTCTATCTATGTCACTCCACCAATTTTTAAATTCTCCTTTATAATCATATTTTGAACCTTCATCATCGAATGCATGTATCATTTCATGACTAATTGTACTACCAATATATGCCAAGTTATATGCCATATTTTTTGTATGATCTATAAATGGTCGTTGTAATATTGCATTCGGTATAATTATTTGATTCATTAATGGAAAATAATACGCATTTACATCGAATACATTTTCAGCATCAAATCTATCCCATTCATCAGTATTTACATCTTTATTATTTTTAGATATTTGATTTTTTATATACCATTTTCTATATTCAAAGTAGTTATAGATTGGATTTTTTTCATTAAAGCAAATATTGGGATCTTTGATAAATTTCTTTTTTAATCCACAATGCAACTTCATATTTTCTAATTTTTTTATTGCTAGTTGTTTTGTTTCTAGTGATAACCAACAGTTGTGTTCTAAACGTTTTCGGAATATAGATTTTATTTTATCAAATAGACTATGACAATATTTTATATTTTGTATATTATTATGATATTTCATATATTTTTCTGTTAATGTTGTATTTAAAATTGTTGATATTCCATATTTAAATGCAAATTTTTGTGGAGATATTATCTTATTTTGACCCATTAAAAATTTTTCATAAAAATTAAATTCATGATTTCTCCATGTTTCATGAAATCTAGCAAAACTATTGAAAATTTTAAAAATCCAATATGAATACCAATAATCACTATTCCAATCTTTTAGAAATTTACTTGTATCTTTTATATATTTAGGATTTGATACTACTATTAAAGATGGATATTTACTATAACCCAATCTTTTTAATAATTCATATGAATTAAATCCAAGTTTGTTTAGTGTTTTCATCGTATATGTATTATATGTTAATTTAGGGTCTCTATTTTCAATCTCATTTTGTGTATTCTTTGATAAATATGTCTCTATTTTTAAAACATCTTCTGCTTTGCAATTATGGTTTTTACCAAGCAATAATTCAAAACTTTTTTCAATATATTTTAAATACTCTTCTCTTATTTCAATATATTTTCCTCTTTTAGTATAATGTCCTTTATCATTTAATCCTAATCCATTTTCTCCAATCGAACAAACATATTTATTTGTATTTTTTTGATCGATTGATAATGCCCAGTAAAAAGGATTATTTATTCTATATTTACTGCAATATGCTAAATATCGCCATAAATTGTTTTTATCTTTTCGCAAAACATCTAATAATGCTATAACTTTTTTTATTTCTAATTCAACATTATCTTTTGTATCATGAAATCTAGAGTATGATAAATAAAGGTTATTTATATTTTTATTCTTTCTTAATTCACCTACTATTTTAAGCAATTGATTATCTACTTTATCCTGTAAAATATTATATTCATTTATTGATACTCTATCATCCTTAATCTTTATTTTATTAAACCATTTTGAATTAATATAACCATAAAAATTATTATTTATTTTATTTTTGAACTTTTTTCTAGTATATTTATTACTATTTTTTTTATATTTCTTAGTCTGCATAATATATATTTAGATATAATATTCGTAATTAATGTTCTTTTTTTATTCATTAATATTTTATGAAGATTGATAATCTTAAAATGACGTTGTTAGAATGGATTAATCTAAAAATACCATTAAATGAAATTATAATAAATTGCTCCCCAATTGACGGTTCTGATAGTATGTTAAATTTCCCAATTGGTATTAGTGTATGGTGTAAATTAGAATATATAGATATCTTAAATAAAACATTAAGAGAAAACCTAAAATCAGTTAATTCTAAATTATATTCACTTTCTATTAATACTAGCACAGATAGAAAAAGAAGAGGAGACTGGGGTGGTGGAAATAAACCTATAAGAAGGCAAACTATTTTGCAAACATTAAATAATAACTCATTTGTAAATACTTCAAATGGACATCGATTTTTTGAAGATATTACAAAAAGTAAATTTGTTTTTTCACCAGAAGGTAACGGTATTGATACACATAGAACATATGAAGCTTTAATATTTAAAAGTATTCCTATTTGTGAAGATAATGAAGATATTAAGAAAAAGTATGAAGGACTACCTGTATTATATACAACGGATTATTCTGAAATAACAGAAGATTACTTATATGAAAAATATTGTGAAATGAAAAATAAAACATATGATTTTTCAAGATTATTTTTATCATTTTATGAAGAATCTGTAAAAAATGAAATCATAAAAAATGGTAATTTTTGGGTTAATAAATTTCCACAACATTTCGGAACAAAAACAGCATATCCTATGGATTTAAAAGTCTTACCTAGTTTAAATAACATATACGATAATTTATCTTTTATTACTGTTACTAATTCAGGATATACAAATATGACGTTAAATTGTATTGAATCATTAAAAAAACTTAATATTAATATTAATTTGAAAATATTTTGCTTAGATAAGGATTGTTATACAGTATTAAAGGATAAACACAATAGCGTATTTTTATATGAGGATTATTTTAGAAATGAAACTAGATATAATGACGAGAATTGGAATGAATTTACAACAAAAAAACTAGATGTAATGCATAGTGAATTAAAAAACAATAAGTTTGTTTTATTTACAGACGGAGATATTGTTTTTGAAAATCCATATTTTATTATTGATTGTTATAGAAGAATGATTGAAAATGATAAAATAGAATTATTAGTACAAGATGAACATCCTATAAATGGTATTTGTAGTGGATTTTATATCATTAGACAAACTAAAAATACATTAAACCTTTTTTCAAACGAAACATTAATAGACCGAAATGCGTATAGTCATAATGATCAAGATTATATAAACGGACTTATTCAAAAACGTGAAATTATTTCTCAGCGACTACCCAAAGAACAATATTCTAATGGAAGGTATTATTATGAAGTATTAAGCAAACAGGATATAAAAGATTATGAAAATTATTTGTTACATTTTAATTGGTTAAAGGGAGGTGATACTAAAAGAAATAAAATGATACACCACGGTAAATGGTATATGGGAAAATTAAATTATAAATAAGTAATTTTATTACTATTATTATATTATTATAAATTATGTATAATAATATAATAGTTGTGCCGTATAGAGATAGAGAAAGTCATCTTAATACATTTAAAGGTAAAATAAATGATTATTTTATTAAATTATTAGGTAAAGATACATTAATTGTAGTTATTGAACAAACCCAAGGAAAAGACTTTAACAGAGGTAAGTTATTGAATATTGGTATAAAAGAGTTTAGTGATTGTTGTAAAGGATATTTTATATTACATGATGTAGATACATTTTTAAAAAAAGATCATCACAAGCTACAATATAAATCTGAAGAACAAAATATAATTAGATTATGGAGACCTCATGCACTTTCATTAGGTGGTATATGTAAAATTAAAAAAGAAACTATTCTAGATATTAATGGACATCCAAATAATATTTGGGGTTGGGGTATAGAAGATAGAGCATTATATTATAGAGCTCTTATTAAAGAATGTACATTTAAAAATGTTGTTACTGAAATAAATGACTTACAAAGATTACACCATACTGCTAATTCAGTTACTTATACAGGCGAACGAAAAGAAATGTCTGAGTATATAAACTCTATTACACGTAAAAATCTAGAAGAAAAAGAAAATTTTATATATCATAGTGGAATATCCACATTAAGTAAAATAGATACGAACACAGAATATAAAAATGAAGATGAATATTTTATTATTAAAACTGATACTGAAAATAATTATATTAAATTATTAGTTGATATTTAATTTATTCCCATTTATTCATAACATACAAATCTACATTATCTGCATTTCCTCTAAAAAAACAAACCCATAACGAACAATTTCCAATATTTAAAACCAAATGTTTACACTTTGACATTATTATCAATATTGCCATAAATTTAAATGCGTGGTCATAATTACTTTTACCAACATCCGTATCCCACTTACCTCCAAAATTTGCTATTTTATCAACAGTTCCCCTTCTATTATTGTTAATATGCCTTATTTCATCATTGAATACAATTGAATCAGGAAAATTTTTTAACATTTCTGTTATATATTCAGTCTCATCTGATTGTACTATTAATTTCATACCAGGATATTTTTGTTTCATTTCTAATCCCTTTTTAATATGTTCTTTATAATTAGGTATTTGATTATGCATCGGTGTTTCTTTTCGTTTATCGTTTCCTCTGTAAAATAATACACCTAAATTATTATAATCTAAATTATATTTTTCCTCCATTTTTTTTACTGTATCATATACTTTTTGGGTTGGGGTATAATATTTATTAATAAATGGATTAAAAATAGAATAATCAAATTTTTTAAAATTTATCCATTGATATTCATGATCAAAATCAATATCTTCTTTATATTCAATTATTATATCATCTCTTGGCTTTTCAAAAAAATCATATGATATATTTTCTGTTATATCACCTGGTTTATACCATTGAAATTGCTCTCGTACATCTATTTGTTTAGGAACTTGTTTATGTTTATTCAAATATTGAATTATTTGCCAAAGTTTATACATGCAACATGAATAAAATCCTGAATTATGTTTACATCTTAGCACAGGAGGGTCAGACATTTATTATAATTAAATATTATATAATTAATTATTATACGATAATATGGAATAATTATTATGTTATATATTTACAAATGAGTATTCGTGGCGGAGGTGTTGTTAATAGTAATTCATGTGGATTAGGTAATAAATTATTTCAATTTGTTACTATGTTAACTTTTGCAGATTTACATGATTTACATATACGGGGAGGGGTAAATAAAAAATTTCTTAAATATATTTGCTTTGATGTTAATAAAATTTCTTCTAATAATAATACTAATAAGCTTGACCAATCTTTACCTAAAAGTTTGATAAATTCAAAAGATTATCATAACGATACAGATGATTTAAAATATAATGGTCGTCTAAATTATGAAACAAGTGATTATTTTCAACATGCTAAATATTTAAATGATAATTATGAGAACGTTATTAAATATGTAAATATGAAAGAACAAAAAGAGTTAATGCCACAAATAGATTATGAAATTAAAGATGATGATATTATATGTTTTGTTAGAATGGGCGAAATTATGTATAAAGGGGAAAATAACCCAAGTAGTGAAGGTATCCATCCAAATTACTATTTAAATATACTAAAAATGAAAAAATTTAATAAAATTTATTTTAGAATACATCCATTTGACGATAATAGAATCGAGAAGTATATGAAATATTTTGATGAATATAAAGATAAAATTGTCATGTTATCATCTCCAAATGATACATTTGATTTTCATATAGTTAAAAAATTCAAAAATATTGCTATTTCGAATTCTACGTTTAACTGGTGGGCAATATATATTTTACATGATCTTGATAATAAAACTGTATATACACCTAAATATTTTGGCCATAAAGGGTGTAATAAAACAAAACATGGACCACATGTTAAGGATTTATGGAATATTAGAAACAAAACTATACCAATTGAACATGATTTTATTTCTATGAATTAATTTATATTTTACGTTATTTTATTATAAAAGAAATAAGGCATTAACATAATGAATATATTTGTATTACATTACAAGCCACTAACTGAGCGAAAACAATATATGGATGAGCAACTAACGGAACAGGGTATGAAAGCCCAATATATAACTGAATATGATAAAGAAGAGATGACAGATTACGACAAGGCAATTTTTGATTATGATAGAGAATGGTCAAATCGAAAACTATTTTTATCTAATTCTTCACTAATCGCAAAACATTTAGAAGTATATAGAAGAGTAGTAGATAATGATTATGATTTTGGTTTAATTTTAGAAGACGATGTCATATTAAATAATGATTTTAAAGAAAAATATTATGAATATTATAAGCAATTACCAGATGATTGGGATATATTATTTTATGGAGATGGTTATGGAAGAAATTTACATGTTCCTCAAAAAGTAGTAGAAGAACAAGGAGGTAATGTATTTTTAAAGAGTCATAAGGGAAATGGTCTCGTAGACAGAGAAAAGAATGGCTGGCCCGTATGTGCAGGTGCAAGTAGATGTAGTGATTGTTATTTAATTAGTAAAAAAGCAGCAGATAAAGTTATTACTCAAATAAGAGAAATTAGACGTAAAAAAAGAGGGAAGATATTTTATCCATCAGATTTATGGATGAATATTTTGTTTAGAGATTTAAATTTTAAAGTATATTGGGCTGAACCTACAATATCTACACAAGGTACTGAAACTGGAAAATGGAAATCCGCACATAAATAAGTTTATTTATTAAAATTATAAATTAATAAATAAATATGGAATATATTTTTTCATTATCTTTTTGTTAAATACATTATAATTTTAAAAAATAAGTATATATTTTACTATATACCGAATGTGCAAATATAAATTTCATGCATGGCATAACCGAACAGGTAATCATTTAGTCGCTTTAATTAATTTAATTCATTATGCATTTATTACGAAAAAAGGATATGAAATTGATATACCAGACCATCCATTTTTTAAACTAAAAAGTAAAAAAAATTTAGAAAAAAAAGAAAGTGAATGTTGTCGATGTTCCAATATTGAAGATTTAACTAGGCGTTTCAATCCATGTGGTCTTACTACTCTGTCTTTTGATGAATTTAAGTATATTTTTAATAAATATATTAATTTAAATATGAGAAATGATGAACAAGATTACTATGATATATGTATTCATATTAGAGGTGGTGATATTTTTAATAATCTTGTACATGGTATGTACGTGCAACCACCACTTGATTATTATATCAAAATTATAAATTTAAATATAAATTCTAAAATTTGCATCGTTTCTGAAGATGATTCTAATCCTGTTATGCCATATTTAAAAAAATATATTCATTATAGAAAATTAAAAAATATAAACTTTAAAAGTTCAAATTTAATTGATGATATTATGACACTATCCAGATGTCGAAATCTTGTTTTTTCTTTTGGAACATTTTGTATATTACCATTTCTATTATCAAACACTATCAAAACTATTCTTATTCCAAAAAGCACTTCTGCTATGCATTGGTTTAAACCTATATCTAATAATTCCGAAATAAAAGTTATTGATTTCTCAACAAAATACTTTGATAGATGGCATAATACAGATAAAGAAAAGGAGATTATGATGACATTTATTTTAGAAGACCAAACACAAATAGATAAACTGTTACATTTATAATACGTTTTATATTTTCATTTTTTATCAAATATTATCTTAATGTCTTCCGAACCATTTATTAGTGTTGACTATTGGACAAAAAAAGCTAATCTAGTTATTGATAATTTATATAAAAATCGCCAGGCTAATTATAGTTATGAATCTGAATTTAACGAAGTTTTTGCACAATTTAAAGTTCCTATTATTTTTATCAGAACTGATTATATACCCAATTTTATTGACCAATTATTGAATTTTACTAATAGATTTATTTTAATTACTGCATCAAATGATGACCATTGTGTTCCATATTTAAATTTCCCTTGTAAAGATGATAATTATAAAAATAAAGTTGATAAACTATTAAATAAATATGAATTGGTTAGGTGGTATACTAAAAACCCTGCTATTGTTCATGATAAACTTATGGGATTTCCTCTTGGACCAAAATGGCAGTGGAAAACAACCCGTTTTTTTGGCGAATCAAAAGAAGAACATCTAAGAATATATAATAATTTGTGTTTAAAACCTGAGCAAGATTTATATGATATTAACTCCAAACCTAATCTATTATATATTAATTATGCTCAAACTACATCTAATCCACTATATTCTCCACATAAAGGTATGAGGCATAGTTTAACAAATTTATTAAGAAATAAATTCGACTTTAGAGGAGGTACTAGTTTTGAAAATTATATGAAGGAACTAAAAACATATAAATTTTGTGTCTCTCCCCCAGGTAGAGGAATTGATACACATAGAGCATGGGAGGCACTTATGATGGGTACAATACCCATTATGATTTCAACAACTCAAGATCACATATTCGAGAGATTACCTGTAATTATTATTGAATCATGGGAACAAATTACAAAAGATTTTTTAAATGAACAATATGAAGATATTATACTAAAAACATACGATTTTGATATTTTATATACTAATTACTGGGATAATTTACTATACATCGACCAACATTCATAATATAATTATTAAATTATTAATTATATTATAATTATCTTTTTCTTCTTGTTCTTCTACCCCCTAGGGGTGTTGCTTTTTCTGTTGCTTTTCTAGATTTCTTTTTCTTATTTTTATATTGTGTTTTTAAATATTTTATTAATTTGGTATCATCCAAAAATTTTAATATATTTTGTTGGAAATTTTCTTCTTGCTTTATTGATATTTTTGCAATATTATAATAATATATCATTTCTGGTGTTATTTGTATAGTATATTTAGTTGGGTTTCCTGCCTTGCTTTGAACTGATGTAAAAGATCCATGTGTTGCATCATCGGGTTTGTTTCTACTTTGGATTGTTATTTGTCCTTGAGTAAGTTGCAATAATGTATATTGCATATATTCAAATGTATTTCGTAAATGGGCACTTAATTGCGTATATTCACCTCCATCTATTCCACCAATATAAGCATTATTCAAAAATTTCTTTTCCCCATTATAATAATCAGGATTCAAAGTAACATGTTTTCCAATTGAACCTACCCATTTTTCAAGCTGTCGACCTTTTTTGTAATCATTACTTACTAATTCTATAGTTGAATCACGGGTCCATGATGGATTAAAATTACCACCTTTCCCATCTGAATTTGAACCTGGAACGTTTCTAGGTAAAGCATAGCTAGGTATGCCACTTGGACTAGTTACATTGTTACCGTTCTTTATTTTATCATGCAGATCGTAACATAATTGTAAATAACCATCTCTTACACCTGGCTCCGTGAAATTACATGATATTTTTACTTGATTACAAAAATGATGTGAATAACCACATTCAAATAACATGCATTTTAATACACGTTTAAATACTTGATGTTTAATTTGTAAACCACTATTTACTGTAAATATAGTACTTATATCATCGTTGATATTGGCATCTTTTGCTAACTGGTCCCTATCTGAAATTGTCCAAGATAATAATTTCTTTTTATATTCGGCTCTAGTTTTACGGTTTTTCATATTTTTAATGATATCAGTAAACATATATATTTGAAATTCACGTATCCATTTATCTAATAAATAATCTACATGGTTCCACCAGTCCATTCTATTGCCATCACTAACTAAAACACAATTAATAAATCTATACATGTAACTCAAATAAAGTTCTCCACGCATAGGGGTTAATAACCGATGTATATCACTCGATTCAAGACGACGTATATTAGAATCTCTATAAGGTTTATAATATTTCATTTCGATTTTAAAATTATCTATAAACGGTACATACTGATTAAATATTGTAGCAGGTAATTTATGTTCCATTTCTACTCGTGTATCACCAGAACAATTAAAACCTTGCTGACATTGATAACATTTAAAATCTTCTTGGTCCTCTTTAATATCTCTAATCTGTTTTTTTAACTTATTTCCCCATACACGAGTAAACTGCGTGTCAGGACCATCAACTCCATCTGCAACTATAGCCCTAAGATCATTTGTGACCTTATTTTTTAATGTCCATTCCTCAATTTCGTCTATTAGTTGTGCTTTTAATTCTACTCTATCATTTTCATCAACATCGTTTCCATTTATTGCTATATAGTTATATATTATATTATCTATTTTACTTTCAATTTCTTTCCTTTTTGTTTCGTCCGTTATTGATGATACATTAAAATTAACAATATTACCTAATAACATAGTTAATTTATCATGTCTATTAATTGCTTCTATATCTTCCATACTATATTCTATACCGTTGTCACTTAAAATACCAGGCATCGATTTGTACTTGTTTCTTGCATATTGTCTGAAAGATACAACACTACCATCACCTGGTGTTGTTATGTCTCGTTGCATGTTAATTAAACTATCATTTTGTATAGTACGTTTCATTTCTGAAAACATTGTTTCCTTCTCGTTTGGTTTTACATATGAACTTTTTTTAGGCATATTGTCCTTAAAAACTTTTACTGTTACTGCTTTTTTAATAACTTCTTCTATTTGTTTTTCTTGTTTTTTTAATTTATCTGTTATACGTTTACTACTTTCACGCACAAGGTAAGCAGTCGTCACTACTGCTATTTTTAAACGGTTTTCATCAAAATATGTCTTCGCATCACCCGGAGCAGTTTCAAGACCAGCATCAACAACACCATAACTCCATTTTTGGTAAAGTGCTATGTATTTTACATCAACAACTTTGTATTGTTGACCTTTTTTATAAGTTATTGTAACAATATCTTCTTCATTAAACTTTGGTTCAGGGATTGTATCATCAGTCATTTTTTCTACAGGTTTTATCTCTATATCACTATCAACGCTTTCTTTTGCTTTTATTAATGTTTCTAGTTTCTCTTCAATTTCTACTAACGCTTCAACACCTATATGTGGAATTTTATCTGTTGTTTTTTTCGACATTTGGAAATAATTTTCATATACAACCACCTCCTTAGCTGTATCTTCACCAGCACTATCTTCCCTATCAGATTCTGTGACTGGAGGTAATTTAGGAGGAGGTAATTTATAATCTTTTAAACGCATTTGTTCCTTATAATCCATCAATACTTTCTTATCATCTGTTTTTTTAGTAATATCACGTGATGTCACCACATGTGTATTTTGCGTCAAAGATGATACAGCACTATGTGCAACACTTGCTTGGCTATGCACACCTGGCGATGAAGTAGTTTTCAACGCAGAGACAGGTTCCGTAGTCACTCTGTCGTGTTGAGGAGGAGTTCCAGGAACAACATTAAATACAGTTGCTATTCCACCCGTATCTGTGTTGAGAACTACTTCATCTAATTCATGTGCAATAGTTTGACTAATTAATGCTACATCTTGGTCTAATACAGGCTGGCCATTTTTGCATAGAATAAAAACACCTTGTTCGCCTACTACATAAATGTCTTTAAGTAATGATTCTAAATGACTTCCATCTTCGTTTTTATCCATTTGAAATTTTCTTAATAATTCTCCTGGAACTGACATACCTGTTTCAGGATAGGCTTCGATGGTGATTTCATAATAATCATCATTAACACTTATAATATTAACAGGTTTCCATTCAGTATCATCATTATCATAATCTTTATTATTCGACAAATTATATATTTCTTTTATATATTCTTGTCCTACTACTCCATCACCTCCTTTTATTACATAATTTTTTATATGGTCATTATAATATTTTATTATTCCATCATCTTTATCATCCACTACTAATTTATATTGTGTTATTTCTCCTGGTGTGTCAATAGAGACAATACGCGTTATTCTTTTGTCATCTGAAGAAGATTTATATTGTATTTCTATGGGAATTTTTATACCTGTAATTATAGTAATATCTATATCAAGAATATCACATAATAACTGTATTGTTAATTGATCTCCCCAATATGTATCCATTTTGTCTATATATTTTCCTAGTTTCATTTTTACGTAATCCGTTTTTTCACTCACATCTTCTTCATCAGAATTGAAACCTATTATAGATTCATAAAATATTATTTGTTCTTTGGGATTAGGGAAAAATTCAATTAATTTTCTCTGAAAATCGTCAGCTGAATGTAAAGCTTTTAATAATTCTCCTATTTTGTTACGTAATCCTTTTACTCTTTCTGCATGATTTACTGGATCGTTATCCAGAGCTATCAATACTGGATTCATATTATTATTACAAATTACAGAATGAAATAAAGCGTTTTCTTCATCTCCAATATCAATTATATTAAGTGTATTGGGGTGGTAATATATTTCATAATTTTGTTTTAATTCTTCAAGTGGAGATAATGCTTTACCTTTTGCAACTATATTTGAAGGAAGATCTTTTTTTATACTTGCTTCAATCAATTCTTTTTCACGGTCACCAATAGTTTCAGAATTAATATTTTCAGAAATATTTTCAGAAATACTTTCATTTTCACTATTCATACTATACTCTTCTCCCATGAAGAGGTCGTTTCTTGCCTCTATACCACTATCACTATAGCCAAAAGGAGGTGGGATCCCACGACTACTTTTTTCCATTGGTGGTTCTAGGATCCCAAGACTACTTTCTTCCATCGATGATTCTTGGATCCCATGACTACTTTGTCTAATTAATCGTGGTTCTGTTTTTGTTTTTTTACTTGATGTAACTTGTTCTTTTATAATTGAATTTTCTTTTCTTTTCTTATCATTTAGTTGCAGTTGTCTAAATAAAATATCCTTAACTAAAACGAAATTATTAGTATAACTAAGATAATACTGGTATAAAAATTCATTAATATAATCATTCCTTCTATTATAACTTATTTCCGAGTGTCTATCCATAAATCTCGTATATAATTCATTTTCAATAGCACTTGCTAGTATATAGCTCTCGCCATCCTGTGCGTCTCTATTTAACTTCTCCCGAAATTCGGAAGAAATTATTATCCTTATAGATTGTTTTTTATCTCTAATTATTCCATTAGTCATTAATGTATCCATGAATAGAACTCTACCATCTATACGAGGAGCATGTGTTTGTTCTGTTATGGTGTGTTTTATATATTGTAAAATGCTGTCCAATTGTTCAGGCTCAAAATAAATATATGGTCTTTCAGATAATTTACATACCAATAATGTTTTATGAAAATCGATGTCGTTAACGTAACGATTAACGGTTTCTAATGGAATTATCTCATTACTATTATAATCTATACTGTGCCTCTTATCAATATATGCTTGTAATATTTCGAAATATTGTTCGCATACAGTTATCATATAATTTAAATTAAATGTTGGTTGTTCTTGAATATCCATTATAAACTATATAATATATTTATATTTAATTATCATTAAAATAATTTGAAAAACATTTTTCAAAGAAACATTTACTAACAATAAATTTTTTTCCTTGTGATTGTTCAATATAGTATTCGTATGCTCCATATATATCTGATGTTTCAGTTTTTGTTAAATATTCACCAATCGATAAATATACATCATTTTCTTTATCCCATAGTTTTGAATAGACATTTAATATAAATTTATTTGACTGGATCTCAATATTATCCATAAAATGGTATATAATTTGTATAACAAAATCTTCTTCTATATCGGAAAAACCAATATTTTTTGAAATTCGGTAATCGTTATATAAAAGTAAAACTTCGCTAATCTCAAAATCACCAATAAAATTATCCTTAATTTCATATTTCATATTTTCATTCCAAAAACATAAAAATTCTTCGATATTAGGTAAATATTTACTAGTTATTCCAATAAAACAATCGTTATCAGTTTCTAATTTTTGTGTTAATTTTTGTTTTAATGTATTTGTATAGACAACATTTGGTATATTTAAATTTTCAATAAATTTTTTCCACAAAAAATGCATATTCTTCCATTCAATATCTCGTTTAATTGATGTGTCAACAATTAAATAATCTTTTATAAACATATCAACAAGGGTGTCTTGGTCATTTGATTTTAAAAATAACACATTTTTTTTAACACATTGTCTTGTTTCTTTATATAAAAACTCTTCTGAAGATGTATATCTATTACTGTAATAAATACAAACACATACAAAATCTAATGTGTATTCTTTAATAAATGAATACCATAAATCTTTATTTTCGATATTATTATTAATATCAATTAATCTTATATTAAGAAACGAATGATCTTTATATTTTGTTTTAAAATTATCAATAATATTATAATTTCCAAATGAAATATTAACTTGTTCTTGCAATTCATTTAGAAATGTTTTACATTTAGGATTAATAAAAAAATTTAAGTCAGAACCTTTTTTTAATATATTATCACCAATAATAGTTAAAAAGTATTTGGTTTCAGTCTTAGTTTTAAAAAAGATAGGGACTAGTTTGCTATGTATATTTTGTATAGTACATGTATCTGGTATAGTTTTAAAAATTGTTTTATTTTTTATTTCCTTTAATACAGATATTCTAGTTTTTTGTTTCCAATCATTTAAATTATTATGATTAGTAATACTCGTTACACATTTAAAATGCACATCATCTTCTGTTTCATTAGAATAATTTATACCATTATAATAAAAATATCTATTATTAGATGAATTATAAAAGAATTGGTTATTAAATAAAAAGTTTTTAGTAAATATTTCCTTTTGTTTTGTTAATTCTTCCTTTCTAATTGCTCTTTCTTCAATTTGTTTTTTTAAATTAATAATAAATAAATCAAGTCCTAGTACATGATTATAAATTTTTTCAATAATAAATTCGTTATCAGCATTATTATCAAAAACTTCTGTAATTTTCTCTAAACAAGCATTCTTCTTTTCGGTTAGGTTGACTTCTTTTTCAACTGACATTAAATTATTTAGTAAAGTTTTTCTAAATAATTTAAACTATTACTTAAAATTATTTATTTTCATTATATATACATGTTTGACCTAAATATCGACCATTATGAAAAAAATGAACTGGAAGACTTGTTTGACTTAAAATCTCAAGTATATACTAACGATGACCTTGATAGAAATATGGCGAATTTACAAAATAAGATTGAATTAGATAAAAAAATTGACTCTCAAACAAAGGAAAGAACCCTTAATTTTTTATTAACAGCAAAGAATATATTATTAGATACTACTCCCAACTTATTAACAAACCATGTAATAGAACAAGGAGAGAACTTCTTAATTCAAAAGCCTAAACAAAATCCTCGTGATGTAGGATATACAGATGAACCATATTACCGAAGTAATTTAAATCCAGTTCAAAGAAGAATAACAGAAGTTTTAGTAAATGTTGATTCAAGATTTAGAGATGATCAAAAGTCAATTTCAACAGATTTTACTATTTCATTTCCTAACTTAATTAAAAATGTAATTTCTATGCAAGTACAAACTGTAGAAGAAATTGGTGGATTTTTACAAATATCAGATAAATTAAAGAATAATTTTTTCCATTTTCAAATTGATAGTGGAGCTATTCAACGTTTAACAATACCTGATGGTAATTATACAATAGACACATTACAACAAGTATTAGGGGGTGCTGGTACATTTAATGTATATGGAAATAAATTAACATACCAAGCTTCAGGTGATACAAGAACCCTTTATTTTAATAAGACATGGAATGGAGATGATGATGTATTACCTAATTTACGACAAAAATTGGGGTGGATAATGGGACATACGGAAGAAACACTTATAGTAGAAGATGGAACTACTCATACTTTTACAAATAATGCTCAAATAAAGAGGGTAAATTATGCAAGTCTAGTAGTAGATGATTTCCAAAATAACTTTTATCAAACAATTATAAATGGAACAAATAGTTATGTCCAAAATAGCAATATATTATCAAGATTAGGAAATATTAATTCAACAAAACATACTCAAAACGACAGTCCAGAAAGAAAATATTTTGGTCCTGTTGATTTACAAAAATTGAAAATACAACTTGTTGACGAATTTGGTAGAACAGTTGATTTGAATGGTAATGAATTATCATTCTCAATATTACTTAAAACACAATATGATATGTAATTGTAATTAAATAATTATTATTAATTCTAATAAGTATTTAAAAAATATGCGTAAAATAAATTATAAATGAGTAATTTTGACGCAGATCAGTATATTAATAACGTTTTAACAATTAAAACTGTTCAAATTTCTCCCTTTAGAACATTAATGACAGCATTAAAAGATATATTATTAGAAACAAATATTTCGTTTCAACCAGATGGAATACGCATAATTAATATGGATAAATCACATACTATTTTAGCACATCTTTATTTAGCTGCAAGTAATTTTGAATATTATGAATGTAAGCAAGAAAAGATTATTATTGGTGTAAATATGTTCCATTTATTTAAGTTGATTAATTCTATTGATAATGATGATACATTAACATTATATATTGAGAATAGTGATTATCAAGATGGTATTACATCTCATCTAGGATTGAAATTTGAAAATGGAGATATTAAACAATGCAAAACACAAAAGCTAAGACTAATTGAACCCGATCATGAAGAATTAGAAGTACCTGATGTAAAATTTTCATCAATTATTAATTTACCTTCTACCGATTTTCAAAAGATTATTCGTGATTTATCTTGTATTTCTGATAAGCTTGAGATTAAATCAGTAGGAAATGAATTAATTTTCAAATGTGCTGGTCAATTTGCACAAGCAGAAATTCACAGAGCAGAATCAGATGGAAGTATGGAATTTTTACTAAAGCAAGATGCTTCTAAAATTATTCAAGGTGAATTTTCATTAAAAAATCTAGGATATTTTATAAAATGTACTAATTTATGTAGTCAGATAGAAGTTTATCTAGAAAATGATCTACCCTTAGTAGTGAAATATAATGTCGCTTCTCTAGGAGAGATTAAACTTTGTCTAGCACCATTGCCATCTAATTAATTTTTTCCTTTTTATCATCGTATAAATAATTTTTTATTAAATATGCAATTGATGTACCTAGAACCCAACCAGCTAATATTTGATAAATATTATGACAACGTTTATAATATCGTGACATACCAATAATAATAGGGAATAATGTTGCGATTGATAAGTTTAAATAACTATTTTCGAAATATTTAAATACCATTATATATGCAAAATATGCAGCCATAGCTACATGCCCAGAGGGAAATCCTGGATTTCCTCCAACAGGACCGCCATCATTAAATATTGAACAGTCACAAGCACCCGTTGGTCTAGCAAATATTGGAGGATACCATTTGCCAGTTATAATTTTCCCCAATTTTTCAAGCGATAGCGTTATTATAACACCTAACGGTAATTCAATATTACCATTAAAACTTTCATATATTATAATATAATTACTAAGTAATATAGTAGCAGATATAAAATCCCATATTGATTTTATTTTAACGTACATATTAATAGATAATAAAAAAATTTTTATTTATTATTTATTCTGATAATTGTTTATCATTTTATTATATTTAATAACTAGGTAAATGTTTCTTAAACAAACAACCTTGAGTTGCTAATCCTTTTATTTCTGAAGTATTAAGTAATGCTGAACTTTGCATAGTGCAATCCGATATCCAAACTTTTAATATACAAAAGCTTTTTTTTGGTGAAATTGTAATTCCATTTATTTTTTTAAGAAAATCTTTATTTAATGATAGTGTATTACCAATAACTAAATAAAACATTTTTATCCAGTTTTCATAAACACTTTTATTAGGTACTTTATATGAAAAGCAACCACCATTCCTATTTTTATCATCTTCCCATGTTGGGAGAATTCCATCTTTCATCAAAAACAACATACAATTTTTCACCATTTTATCAGGAATTATAGAGCAAAGAGTAATACCATCCTCTACCGTTTGAAACGTATGTATCTTTTTATAACTGTTTATAGACCAGTCAGTGTCATGCGGTAAATGGGCCCATAAGCACCATTTATCTGGAAGAGAATGAAAGTTGGAGTTATCCACCATGAATGTTTCAGGTTGGTTACAATCCATATAATAAAATATCAATCAATTTTTTATATTATTTTATTATTAATTATTAATTCAATACATTATCTTCGAAATATAAAGTCCAAGATACAGGATGTCCTCCCATATAATTTTGTCGGTTCCATCCCCATTTTTTATCAGGATTAACTAAATTCATAGTCAAAGTATTCGAATTAAATGCAGTTGATTTAACAAAACTATAATATTCATGAGGCTTATTATTTAAATGATTCATATATTGAGCATGAACACTTACTGTACTACCTTGGGAACCAATAAATAATTGTCCCATTTCACAAAGTTGTTTCTGTACTAAAAATTCAGCAACTGTTGTATTTTTATATTTTGTTTTAAGTTTATTTTTATCATCTTCATTCATAAACTCATCTGTAAAATAAACTTTCCATTTCTTTTTTAATTCATTAAAAAATGGATTATCCTTTCTATCAGTCATAATAAATAACGGTAATTCACCACCATTATTTTCATTTAACCAACCAGTAAGATTATTTTGTATAGTTTCGTTTAATTGTGTAATAGCAGGCAATCCTTTATGCCAATCTCCAAATCTTAGATGTACTGATATAAATTCTTTGTCTTGTACTCTCTTCCATACATCATTAAATGTATCAGTTATTAATGGATTATATTCTGATAAATTTTTACATATTCGGTTCATAATAGTATAATTATCCTGAGTTGTATAAAAATTATATAATACACGCGAAGCATTACTTTTATTAAAAGATATAACCTTTGTATCGCTATATAATGGTTTAAATACATCACTTGATACTTTTTGTCTCCAATGACAGAACTCTTTTATATCTGCAGCATTTTCTTTTGTATCCAGTTCATTATCTACTATCGCACAATTAGATATTTTTGCAGGAATATTTATTTCATTTTCTAATGCATAACAATCATTATATGTTTTACATTCAAACCCAACCAAGTCTTCTTTAAATTTATCTGTGACATATTCTATTAAATTTCCATATTCTTTATTTGGTTTACCACATGCAACTAATGGATGTCTAATATTTATAATCAAATATCTTTTAGATATAGAAGCTAAATATACTGCTATTTCAAATGAAAATAATTGATTATAATATCCAACACCACAATATAAATCAAAAACTAAAATTTTGTGATTAATGTGTCTAAAACGGTCTTCTACTTTAATTTTTACTTGTTCTTCAATCCTTACTTCTTTTGATACGGCAGAACTAGGACTTGTTGGAATATTAAATATATTATCATTACGACATTTTAAAATTATTGCTCCATTTCTAGGTAAATGTGTACAATGTTGAAAGTGTCTACCTGATGGAGCATGGATATCAGCCCATGCTTCACCACCATTTGGAAAACCAGGATAAAATATTAAATATATATAATTATCTCTTGACATAAATTTTACACCTGGTGCCTTTTTATGAATACAAGCTTCATGTGCTTTATCTATAGTATATGTTTTTGCTACAGTATTTGGGTCATCTTTATAACACAACAATATTTCATAGTTTACACTTGAATTTATATGCCATCTATTTCTCTTTTCATTATCATATACAAGCGTAAATGGACCAATTTCTTGTTTAGTATTTAATTTATGAGGAACATCTTCTGTTTTAATTTTAATATTTGGATTTGAAAGTTCTAATTTACCAGCTACTAAACCAGGTTGGTGACTATTATCTCCCTTTCTAGGACTATTTGCCTTAAATTTTGATTGAATATATTCCTTTATTACAATATTATTGTGATAAATTTTCTTTTCACATAATGAACTTTTACAATAACCTATAAACTCATCATATTCCTGATTAGTTAAATTCCAGTTATGGTATATTTGATGAACTCCTATTGGATTTTTATATTTAACCTTTTCCATCGCAAAATTCTTATGTAAATCACTATTAATTGGAGGATATTTAAATATATCTTGGTCACAAAAATATCCATCTTCATTACCTCTATGTATTTGTCCATGTGCTTTTCCTCTTTGTGGCTCACATGCCTTGACACATGATTTGACATTTCTTAATGAAAATCCTCCGTTACCTGCATTATATTTTGTCCATTGATTTTTTGTAGTCCATGGTGCACCAATATAATCAAAATCAAAATATACATCATCAATTCTTCTTACTAATAAAGCATCTGTTTGATATACTAACATATGTGACCAATTAGTAAAATTTTCATAAAATTGTGGTTGCTTCAATAGTGCAGAATATCCACCTCTATCTAAATTTTGATGTTTTGTATTAATTAATTTAATATTTTTCCAGTTTCCAAATTTTTCATTTACATATGATTCATTATGTGTACCATGTACAATTGCTAAACCAATCTCTTGAGGATTATATACACGTAAAGCAGCATTAATTACATATTCTATTTCTTCCATTATTCGATATTCAATTAAACATATGATTAACTTTCCACCAATATTAAATTCTGGTGTTTTTTCTGGAACAGGAATTGACTTTAACAAATCGGAATAACTTTTTTGGCGTGTCATTTATTTATAATATTAATTTTAATAATATAAAAAAACGAAATTAATTTTTTGGTGTGTATACATGCTTTCCTGCTTTTTCAGATAAACTTCCTAGTTCTGTTGGTAATTCTATATTTTCATCTTCTAAATATTTTTTAAATTCTGTTGTATCATATACCAAACCAGACTTTTTCTTTGTTTCAACATAGTAATATTCTTTACCCTCCATCATAATTAACTTATGTTTTGTTAAACGTTCCTTTATTTCTTGTACCTTAACTTCAGCCATTTTCTTCTTTTCTTTTTCATCTAAAATAAAATCATCTGGTACTAATGTAAAATCTGTATCATTCTCATTTCGCTGAACTAATAATTTTAATACATCTTCTAAAACAGGTACATCAACTTCTCTTGTAATTTTTTCAGGATGTGAATAATTAGATCTATGATTTATTTCAATAATTGATACTGATTTATCAGCACCAATAACATAATCAAACCCTAATATGGTAAATTCTTCACTTCCAATTTTTGATACTTCATCTTCGTAAATATTCTTAAAATCTACAATTGAATTTGTTAAATTCTTGAATATTTTATCATATTGAGTTAATTGATTTCCATTTATCCATACACGTCCAGGACTTTGGTGAATAATATTCATTTTTTTCAATTCATCTTGTGATAATCCATTTATATCTTCCGTATAATCAGTTGTGGCAACACTTCCCCAGCATTTTTTATTTATGTATACCTTTCCATCAAATAATACTACATAAACTCTAATCTTATAACGTTTTCCGTTAAATAAATCTGGTTTGAAGTTATTTTCTTGAATAACACATTCATTTATTATTTCCTTTGGAATATCTCCTAATCTACATATTTGTACTCCATTTGCACCCGAAGAACCTCTTTTTTTTACATAAAATAATTGGTTCTTATTTATATTCTTGGGGATTTCCTCTATATTTTCATAATGTTTGGGCACATATTTTGAACCGTTCATTCTTTTTGCCATAAACTTCTTATCATCCATTTGTAAAGTTGTTCTACGGGGGGCAACATGATATGTTTGTATATTCTTATATTTTTTCTTAAAATTCTTTACAACATCCATATTTGCATTAAAATCATCATAAATTACACCTACCTTATCTGTTCTATCACCATATTTTGAAACTATATTCTCTGATGCTTGGTCAAATAAAGCACTATTTTTATTTGAATAAATTGCTAAAGTAAAAGCGGTTGTCTTAACAAATTCTGACATTATTTTTATTTATTCATATATTTTTAATACGTTTATTACGTAATATATTTATAACAAATAATATATATGTTATATTTAGTTGATCATAATAGTAAAGTTATTTATGCTTGGTCTGCTAAGTGTGGTTGTTCACATATTAAAAATATTTATTGGTTTTATATGGGAAAGGATATTAATAAAATTGAAAATATACACCTGGGTACAGACCAATATTTACCAAGAGATATTCAAAATTATACAACTATAATTGTTGGTAGAAATCCTTACAAAAAAGTTGTGTCTGGATTTATAGATAAAATTGGATATAACGAACAACTCAGACAAAAATTTAAAACCCAGAATATTAATAAACATAATATGATTACATCACTTTATAATAAAATATTACCCCTTACTTTTTCATGTTTTGTAGATGAACTTATTAAAAATAACTGGAAAAGGATTGATGACCATCATTTTACACCACAAACAACTGAAAAATTTAATAAAATCTTATTCTCTTCTAAAGATATCAAAATTTATGATATTTGTAATATTGATTATGAATATATTGAGAATTTGTATAATAAAAAAATACCAGACTATGTCATGAAATCAGGAAGAAATTCAAATAATGACAGAATCATAAATGACAAATCTATAAATAAAGACGTGTATGATTTAAATATAGACGATTATAAAGATTGTAAAGTTGATATAAAATTTTTTTTTAATGAAGACATTAAAAACAAAGTATATAACTATTATTTAAATGATTTTATTTTTTTTAAAGAACATGGTATTAATTATACTGATCTAGATGCTACAGAGTTTATAAGTTAAAATGTGAATAATATATTTAATTAAAATATATTATTTAATTTGTTTTATTTTCTTTTTGAAAATTTAATTTTTGGTAAATATTGATATGCTATTGATAGTATATATATTACTATAACCAATACCATAAATAAATTGAAAAATTTCATTATATTACAATACATGCTTTCATCATCTGCATCACAATTAATTATTGTTCCAAAAAGACCAAATATACCAGATAAAAATCCTGAATTACCTTTTTTTGCCATATACTAAATATTCAGATTTTATTTATATGTATCGGCATATGTTGAATGCTTACTTCTAAAATGCAATAAAATTATATAATAAAAATCACCATCTAGTTTTTCTCTAAAATGAATATGGTCAATACCATTAAACATCATTAAACCACCAGGACCACAATCTACCTTCTTACAATTATGTTTATGTTCATCATTTACATATTGTCTATATCGTCCTCTACTCTTCAATGGTTCTTTATTCATATCCACATAAATATCCCAGTTTACACCATCTGGTTTATCAATTATATATGAACATGTATATTCACAATCAGCTCTATCTGTATGGGCTGGTAATTCACAATCTCTAATATAACATGATAAGTATGTGTAAGTTGGTACTAATTCTTTCTTTGCTAAATGCTCAATTAATGGTAATGTCTCATAATGCAATATTCTTGTCATAAAATCATTATGTGCCTTGAATCTATTTGACTGACTATCTCCCAGAGAATACTTTTTATTGTCAATTGCCCAATGAAAGTATTCCTTTATCTTTGCTTGAGCAGATGCTTCGAATACATTTTCAACAATACATGGATTATATTCATCTGCAACATAATTCTTTTTGAAATTATCATAATTTAAAATACCTTTTTGAGGGACAGAGTTTCTTAATGTATAGAAAAATTCTAGTAATGCTGGGTCCTTTTCAGGAACACATCTTCTGAATTTAAACAAGCCTTCAGGTGTTACACGTCTATTATCTACCTTCACATTTGTCTTATCAACTACGACTTTATCATAAAAATTTACTAGTGCTTGATGAAAATTCTCTTTTTTTTCTTTTTCTCTTTCGATTTCTTCCTCTGTCTTTTTTGGGGTTGTATCAACTACTTCTTGTACTTTTACCTGCTTGGGTTGTTTTGATAATATTTCTAATTGAGCATTTATTGCTTGTAGCTGTTTTTCAATATCATTATTTGATAACTGGTCACTAATTTTATTTTCAAACACATTAGGATTTATATTAATTGACTTTAATTTATTATCAATTTGTAAAATAGTTGGTAATGGAATTGCATTTTCTGTTGTATCTTTTACTCTTAGATACATGTAAAAAACATGTAATTCTCCTGTTTTTATTGGTCTAATTGCATAATTCATTTTATCATTTCTCTGAAATTGTATTTCACTTACATCTAACATATTCTTATATATAACTAATTTTCCTTCTTCATGTGTGATATCTTTGTTAAATTTTATAAATCTTATATTACCCCCACTTTTATCCTTATTATTATTTATAAAACCAATTACCGTATATATTCTTTGTCCTCTACATTTTGAATATTCTTTACCCTTATCTGTACTTAAATCAAATGCGTCAAAATGGTCACCGTGACATGAACCTTCGGGATACTGCATTACATTAATATTTTCAAAATATTTTGTTTCTACGTTCATAAAACTAGCAATTTTATCAACAATTGGCTTTATCTCATCCTTTTTATTATTTACCCAATAACTTATTCGTAGTTGATTTTGTTTCTTGCCATTTGTACATGCATCCCTTATTGTTTTACATTCATCTCCTGTTAATCCATTATTTATTTCTGCTATAAATGGATTTTCACTTATCATATTTATCTTCATCTCCTTTTCACTACTATTTAATTCAATTACATTATCTTCAATAACAGGTGGCTTGGGTGGAACAATATTATCTATTTTATTTTCAATTTGTGATTTTAATTCAGCAGGAGGTAATGGACCTGTATTTAAAAAATCCTTGGGGTCGTATTCATAAATTTTATGAACAGCTTGTTCTCTAAACCATAAATTAAAAGCATACTTTTCTCCCTTTGTAGGGGCTGTTCCAGCATGAAGAGAATTAATATGTACATTTGTTGTTCCTGGATAACAATTATGAAATACTACTAACTTTCTCTTTTCTGGTTTAACTTTAATATTTATATTATGAAATGCTGTATGACCTCCTTCTTCAACATCATTTAAATAACATAATGCTGTTATTACACGCTGACCACCCTGTCTCAAACATCTTTTGCTTTTATCTGTATCGTTCTTATGATATGCGTCGTAATGTTGATCATATTTTTGAGTTGTATTATAATACACTACTTGGTATGATTCAGCATTTTCTACAGGCAGTCCAACTAAATTTGCTATTCTATTTGCAATTCGCCCTGTAACTTCATCTGTATAATGTTGTAACCAACAATTTTCACCTGTTCGTCCTTTGCTTACAGTACCTTTTTTTTCATCACTTACAACAGATCTTTTCATTTTTGGCTTAGATATTTCAACAAAATGGTTTGCTTCTTCTTCTGTAATAAAATTGGAAATTGTGTATATTGTTGGATTTGGTTCTTCCGAATGAATAATTTTTTCTTGTTCAATCGAAACTTCTTTTACTTCCATTTTACTTTAATAATTAATTTCTTATTAAATACTTTTAATATTAATATATTATTTATTAATATTAAAAAGAAGGTTATATCATCTCGCATTCCAATATACCTTCTTCATATTCTTCATATTCTTCATAATAACCCATATCATTATCATACACTATTTTATTTACTATATGCTGTGTGCTAGAATATAACGCCTCTAACCATATTAAAATAATAATCAATTTATTCATATTAACCCAACTCTTTATTAAAACTCTAATATCTTGTTGATTATTACGATATTTCGAGTATGCTATTAACATACTAGTATATAATGTATATAAATATAAACAAACATAAGCATCACTTCCATATCTAATCATAATTTGTAGTAATAATAATAAATTAGGTCCGGATAACAACATCCATATCCCTTCTGGAAGTGTTGCAAAAAATATCATCCTAACCGAATCATTTTCTATTGTTTCACGGGGAAATACTACTTCAGGTATATCATTTAATGAAAATTCATTATTATTAACATAATTTTTTTTTTCGATATAGTTATATCCTGGTATATCTATAATTAATTCGGATCTACATAATGGACATTTTGGTATATTATTTGTTTCATTATGTTCTATATATTCTTTTAGACAACTAATATGATACCAACCACTATGTACTACACGTTTATCTAATGTATTATGTGATGTAGTTATTTTTTCTTTTGTATTTGATATTCGTTCAAAACATATTATACATTGATTTCTTTTCATTATTATTTTAATAATATATTTTAATAATATATTTTATTAATCAGAATTATCTGAATCAGTTGGGCTATTTGCAATTTCATATTTCTCTTTTTTTAATTCTATATAGGATATTTGATTTAATGAATGAATATTTATATTATTATCCATTACTTTTAATTCATATGTGTCTTGTTGTTTAATATCTATATTATTATATGTATTCATATACCATTTCATAAATGCATAATCTAAAATTACATTACCAACAACATTAAAATTTATGGGTTTATCCAAGTTTATATCATATTCGTTACCTTTATATACCATTGTAATTGACATAAATCTATTATCAATTCTCTTCTTTTTTTCTAAAACATCATCTAAATTATCTGATAATTGACCGAAAAATACATTATCCTTTTCACATTTCTCTTTTTTTATAACAAAATCATATGGGTCTTCTATTACATAATTTGTATCTGAAGTTTTTATAATTTCTTCACCGTCTTTTACATAAATATATTCTAGTTTTTTTTCAGTTATATCATCCTCTGTATTAACATTTTCAAAAATTTGTTTTAAATTCCTACCTACATATTGGTTATAAAATATTTGAATTTTAGCCAATATCATCATTAAAAATAAATATATATCAATTAAGATTTTATTCATATTATAAATATTTCTAATAAATTTTTAAATAATTTTATTTATATTTTATATATATTATGGATATTCTTAGAAAAAGATTATTAAACATCAAGGATTTTGATGAATTATCAGAATTATGTTGTTTGGATGAGAATATTATTTTAGCTACAGATATATTAAATGATATAAGTATGAATGTTACACCTAAAAATTTTCTTTCATCATTTATAATGTATAATTGTTCATCTGATATTATTGGTGAAAGTCATCTTTTTGAAAATAAAGAACTTATTGATACTGCAAAAAACATAATATTTTCTGAAACATCTGATGACATTAAACAATATTTAAATAAATATACTATATTATTTAATATATGGAAAGAAAGGGATTTCAATGTTATTATTAATAGTTTATCTGAGGAATATTTTCAAACTAATTTATCTATGTTAAATATTGAAAATAAAAATATTGAAAAAAAAATATTATTAACATGTTATAAAAATAAAATATTGGATTATGCTTCAAAAATAATTTCTGATAATAACAATATTGATAAAATTAAAGCGTATTCACCCATTATAATTACATCTAATTATATTGATACGTTTTATAATAAGGGTTTTTGGAAAGATTTCTATGATGATTTTGATTCTGATAATTTTAAAAGTTTTATTACTACAATAGAGTTTTTAAATAACTTTTATAGTTTATTACTATCTCGAAAAAAGGAGGTTATTGATATTATTTTTAATAAGGAATATTTTATTAATATTCTTAATGAAAATAATTATACAAATGATGACATTAAATTTTTTGCGAATAAATCATACGATTTTATAAAATCTATACATTCCAAAGAAAAGGATGCTATATTAGAAGAATATAGATTTGAGGTTAATAGTAATTCAACATATCTTCCAGATATTATTGAACATATTATGGAATTAACCAAACAGTTATTAATAAATATTGAAGATATGGGAAAAAATTGATTTAAAATTATATTTATTAATATAATAAATAAAATGGAAGATACAGATGATAAATTAACTTATGATGAATTGATGGAAAAGGTAAAACACCTAGAAAGTTCTTTGAGATTTGCAGAAGAAAAACGGAAATATTTAATTGATGAAAGAATACCACAATGCCAATTATGCTTGCAATCTGTTGAATGTCCTGTAACATTTAATAACTCAAATGGACAAAAATGTCCAGCAAGCCAGTCTAATCCTAGTTGTTTACTTTGTGTAAGAACATGGTTAGATAATATGCGAAAACAAGGGAAAGAAACGTTTCCTTGTTTTTGGAAATGCTGTAGTATGACTAATAAAGGTTATATTACATATGGAGAGTTGGGAAGAAAAGCAGATGATGTAGCAGAACCTACTATGTATAGAATGATGGGTAGTCAGGGTACTACACAATGTAGAAAATGTAATACCGATTGTGTTACAGTATATAATCTTGCTATTCATATAAAAAAAACATGTCCTCTTCGTAAAATTTCTTGTAATATTTGTAAAAAAATGATGAATGCAACAGATTTACCTGCACATCAAAAAACTTGTTACTATATATGTCAGTATTGTGGTGATGAATTACCTTCTGTTTCTAAATCAGAAACTATTCAACACTTTTGTAAAAAAAAACCGATATTTACATGTAAATATTGTCCTATGACGTTTTGTATTGAAACATTAGCTCATAATTATAATAATGGTTTATATCATAAATGTTGTAAATTATATAAAAATGAATCTCTACCAGCTACCAGCAATAGAATGACAACATCTGCAACTGACTATTATTTTAATAATAATGATAATGAGTTGCAGATAGGTCAACATATATCTTCTTCCTTTGTAAGAGCAACTCATAATGATACACAAGATATGTAATTTTATATTAAATAAATTAATTAATATAAAATTTTTTATTCGTATGAAACCACCCCTTTATATATTCTTCCAACAACCTCTCCTATATCTTCATCTTCTAATACTTTATATAAAGTTCCATTTGTTTTTAGATCTCCTTCTAAATAATAGTTTTTTTCTCCAATAGTTACTTCTTCAACTTCAATATCATCCTCATCATCATCCTCTTCTTTTTCCTCTTCCTCTTCCTCCTCCTCTACTTCTTCTTTTTTTATGAAGTCGTTCTTCTCTATTTCAGTCCAAAATCTTCTATCATCTTCTTCTTCTTCTGTTTGTTCCAAATAATCAACAGCATCAATAGTACTTTTCCACTTATTAAAGCAATCTTCACATCTGTCTGGTTCACCCAAATCCATATAAACAATACTTTCTTCTTTAGTTAATCCAATTTGTTCATAACAATTAATTCCTTTATAATTACAGTCATCACATTCAAATGCATTTTTATCTTCTTCTTCTTCATCATCATCTTCTTCCTTTTTTTCATCGCAGTTTTTTAATTCTAAATTTGGCGGAAACCATTTCTTTATAGTTGATTGACCATTATCTTTTTCTTCATTAGTTATTTCATTTTCAACTTCTTCATCACTAGTGTCTTCATCACTAGTTTCTTCTTCGCTAGAAACTTCATTCGTTTCACTATTACGCTCATTTATTTCTAAAAATACATTTTCTTTATCATTACTATCATTATTAATTTCATTTATCATTTTGAGTAATTCCTCTATATTTTTGTTTATATTAAGTATATTCCTATCTAATTTATTTCTAACTTCATCTACAACGCATAACGACGTTATAGAATTACCTTGTATTTTGGTTACAGTTTCACTTAAATTAGACATTTTGTCTGTTATATTTTCAATTTGATTTGATATATTTGATTTACAATTAGTCATTTTTTGTTCAGCATTATCCCATGCATTTTCGAATATAGTTGGTAATTCATCTTTTATAAAGGATTTTATTACATCTTTTGTTGATTTTCCTAGCTCATTTTTTAATTCATCCAAAAAATTCATATTATAATGAATAATGTAAATTTTTTATATTATTTAACTAAATTATTTATTTACTTTCTTGATTTGCGGCTTTTTCCACGCTTGGCCTTTGATTTACGGCTTCCCTTTTTTACGGTACTCTTACCCTTCTTAATAGCACCAAAAACGCCCTTCTTTGTCTTATATCCAGCAGATGTCAAACGCTTAAGAGGATTACTCTTTGACTTCTTCAAAGATACAATTCTTCCGTGTTTGTTCATCTTAAGCTGACTTCTTGTTAAACCTCCTGCGGTTTTAAGTGCAGTTTTGTGCCATACTTGGGCACGACTACCTCTATTCATTTTATATTTAGCACCCCCTGAGTGGTACATACCATCGGCTGAAGCATCAAGTCTCTTAACCATTATATATTATCTAAATATTTTATTTTATATTATCTTATATTTATTTTCTTGGGAGGACAATTAGAACCTTTTTGGCGAGCAGGAATATTACTAAATGGAATATTAGAAGTATTTGTTACTCCTAAATGAGTATTTATATTACCTGTAATTATATTAGAATAATTTGGTCTGGATAAAAATGAATAAACCAACGGTGGTTTAACGCCATAATACCCCCTGTTTTTTATTGGTTCTCCAAACCCATTTTCTCCACCAGCTACACGACCAAAACTATTCAATTCGCGTGTAACATGTACCCGTTGTTTCTCCCTAACTATTTCTATTTGTTTAGCAGCAAATTGACGTACAGATTTACGATATGCATTTGAGTCATGAACTGGTTTTAAAACTATATCAGCATCTCGTGCTAGTCTTGTATTTAATTGAGGATTAAAATTCATATATATATATATTTATAATTTTAAATAAAATTGAAAATAAATTAAAGAAATGTGTTTATGTATAAAAAGATGAGTGATTTGGCAAATAAATACCAAAAAAAGACTGACAAACAACATATCCTAGATAATCCAGATACATATATTGGAAGTGTAGAAAATGTTGATGCGGTTTCTTGGGTTTGTAAAGACCAAAAGATTGTAAAAAATTATATGAATTATATTCCTGGGTTATATAAACTATTTGATGAAGGTATCGTAAATTGCAGAGACCACGTTATTCGAATGAAGCAAGCAATTACAGATAAAAAGGAAAATTGTATTCCTGTTTCTAGTATTAGTATTTCTATTTCTGACGATGGAACTATTACTATGATTAATGATGGCAACGGAATTGATGTTGAAAAGCATCCTGAATATAAGGTTTGGATACCCGAACTTATATTTGGACATCTTAGAACATCTACTAATTATAATAAAGAAGAAAAAAAGATTGTTGGTGGTAAGAATGGGTTTGGTTTTAAGCTTGTTTTGATTTGGTCATCATATGGATATATTGAAACTATTGACCATGTAAGAAAGAAAAAGTACTGTCAGGAGTTTAAACAAAACTTGGATATTACATGTGAACCTGTTATTACTAGATCTACTGCTAAACCATATACTAAAATTGTATTTAAACCTGATTATACACGTTTCGGTATTGAAAATTTATCACAAGATATGCGAGAATTACTTATAAAACGTGTATATGATATATCAGCAGTAACTGATAAAAATATTAAAGTAAAATATAATGATAAAATAATACCAGTAAAGAACTTTCAACAATACATCGACCTTTATTTAGATGAAGGAAATAAAAAAGTACATGAAGAATCTGAAAATAATAGATGGGAATATGCAGCAGCATTAAGTAATACCCATGAATTTCAACAAGTTTCATTTGTTAATGGTATTTGCACATTCAAGGGAGGAAAACATGTTGATTATATTTTAAACCAAATTACTAAGAAAATGGTTGCTTATATTGAAAAAAAGAAAAAGGTTACAGTAACTTCTAATTCCATTAAAGAACAGATAATTCTATTTGTTCGATGTGATATTGAAAATCCAGCATTTGATAGCCAAACTAAAGATTATCTGAATACTCCACTTTCTAAATTTGGTTCAATCTGTTCAGTAAGTGATAAATTTATTGATAAATTGGCTAAACAAGGCGTTATGGATGCTGCCTGTGATATTACTAATTTAAAGGATAATAAAGCTGCGAAAAAAAGTGATGGTAAGAAATCTAAAAATGTTCGTGGTATTCCTAAATTAATTGATGCAAATTGGGCTGGTACAGCAAATTCTAATGATTGTACAATTATATTTTGCGAGGGAGATTCAGCTAAGGCTGGTATAGTTTCTGGATTATCAACTGAAGATAGAAATACAATTGGTGTTTATCCTATGAAGGGTAAGGTTCTTAATGTTAGAGGTGAAGCTCAGAAAAAAATAAATGATAATAAGGAAATTATTGAAATTAAGAAGATATTGGGTCTTGAAACAGGTAAGAAATATACATTAGCCGACATTAATAAGCATCTTCGTTATGGTAAAGTATTATTTATGACAGACCAAGATTTGGATGGTTCTCATATTAAGGGTCTTGGTATTAATTTATTCCAATCTGAATGGGATACACTATCTAAAATTCCAGGATTTATGGGCTTTATGAACACTCCTATTCTTAAAGCTAAAAAGGGTTCTCGAGAACGTTTATTTTATAACGACGGTGAATATAATAAATGGAAGGAAGAAAACGATAATTCTGGATGGAAAATTAAATATTATAAGGGACTTGGTACTAGTACAGGTACTGAATTTAAAGAATATTTTCAAAATAAAAAGATTGTAACATTCTCGCATCTTGGCGAAACAAGTGATAATGCAATTGATAAAGTGTTTAATAAAAAGCGCGCAGATGATAGAAAGACATGGCTTTCTGAGTATAGTAGATATAATTATCTAGATACAAATCAATCTAGTATTACATACGATGATTTTATTGATAGAGAAATGATCCATTTCTCAAAATATGATTGTGATAGATCTATTCCAAATATGATGGATGGTCTGAAAATTAGTCTTCGTAAAATTTTGTATTCTTCTTTTAAAAAGAACCTTACAACAGAAATTAAGGTTGCACAATTTTCAGGATATGTATCTGAACATTCAGGTTATCATCATGGTGAAGCAAGCTTGAATGGAGCAATTGTAGGTCTAGCACAAAATTATATTGGTTCAAATAACATTAATTTGTTTACACCAAATGGTCAATTTGGAACACGACTTCAGGGTGGAAAAGATTCGGCTTCTGAAAGATATATATTTACACAACTAAATAAAATTACTCGTATTATATTCAATCAACAAGATGATCCTGTGTTGAAATATTTAGATGATGACGGATTTCCAGTTGAACCTATTTACTATATGCCTATTATTCCGATGGTCTTGGTTAATGGTTCAAAAGGAATTGGTACTGGTTTTAGTACTGAAGTTTTATCTTATAATGTAAAGGAAATTATTTCATATCTAAGATATAAACTTACGGATGGGGAGGTTGGAAAACATAAAGAAACATTTACTCCTTACTATGAAGGTTATACTGGTTCGATTGTTCAAATTAATGACCAAAAATATCTTATTAAAGGTAAATATGAAGTTGTAAATGACACAAATATTCATATTACAGAATTACCAATTGGTACTTGGACAGATGATTATAAACAGTTTTTAGAAACACTCATGGAAACAACTGATAAAAATGGAAAGAAGGTAACCCCTTTGGTCAAAGACTATAATGATATGAGTAAATCTACAAATATTGATATTCACCTTACATTTCAAAGCGAGGATAAACTATATAAGCTATTATCTACATATGGAGAAAATGGTATTACAAGCTTTGAAAAACAGCTGAAATTAACTACTACCGTTACTACTACAAATATGCATATGTTCGACGCTAATGAAAAGCTAAAAAAGTATGAAAGTGTTTCTGAAATTATTGATGATTATTATGGTACTCGATTATCTGGATATAACACTAGAAAAGAATATTTAATTCAAATTATCCAAAAAGAACTTACGTTGCTATCAAATAAAAAGAGATATATTCAAGAATTACTTGATGATACACTTGATTTGAGAAAGAAAAAGAAGGAAACTATTATTCAAATGTTGAATGATAAGGAATATGATACAATAGATAATGATACTGATTATAAATACCTATTAAAAATGTCTATGGATAGTGTTTCTGAAGAAAATGTTGATAAGATTGCGAGTGATCATGACGCAAAGGTTTCATATTTACAAGACGTTATGTCTACATCAATTCAAGATATGTGGCTAGGAGAGCTCGATAATCTAGACATCGAATATAAGAAATTCTTAACACATCGAATTTTCGAAAGAGAAAATGAAACTGGTAAGAAGAAGAAGATTAAAGCTAAGAAATAAATAATGTCGTAAAATTAATAAATATTAAATATTTTTTAATATTTATTTAAATCTATTTCTCTCTTCAAACCAAAATAACCTTTAAATTAATAGACTGTCCATAGACTATTTATACAATACAAGTTTCAATAAAACACAGGGTGTGAAATAAGTTCAAGAGAGAAACTAACCATTATTAACTATATATAACACAGTAATTACTATTCCAGTACCAATTATTGTAAAGCCAATTAAAATATGAGCTGAATAATTATCTATCATTCTATTACATATTGGACGTTCTTCATCATCTATATCTGTTAATTTAATGAATTCTGATGTACCCGCAGATATAGTACCAAGAGATATTGTTCTCATAGAACCGTCGGTTTGACGCATATAATATATTAATATTTTATCCACTTAGTTAATTTATATATAAATAAAAACAATTACATTATATATAATTATGAATATAAACAATGTTGATATTTGCTGTGGTCTTGCGTGGGGTGATGAAGCAAAAGGCAAGATTGTTTCACAATTAATTAAAAATAACAAATATGAATGGGTATGTAGATGGAGCGGTGGAAGTAATGCTGGCCATACAATTTATATTGACAATAAAAAATACGCAACTCATATTATTCCAGCTGGTGTTTTTTATGGAATTAAATGTTATATTGGTCCTGATTGTTATATAAACTTTAATGCCTTTAAAGAAGAAATGGAATATTTAAAAAGTAATGGGTTTGACATATCAAACATATATATATCAGGAAATGCTCATGTTATTACAGATGAACATATTGATAATGATAATAAACATTATAAAAAACAACAGGGTTCTACTGGAAGTGGCATCGCACCATGTGCTAGAGATAAGTTTGCTAGAAAGGGAATTCAGGTAAAAAAATGTAAATTTTTCCCATATAATGTATGGACTGACACACAATCTCCATTATATGGAGACATATTATGTGAAGGTGCTCAAGGATTTTGGTTAGATATTAACTATGGTGAATACCCATATGTTACTTCTTCGAATACACTTCCATATAGTGCTTGCTCACTAGGATTTTCACATAATGTCATACGTAATATTTATGGTGCTGCTAAGGTATATGACACTAGAGTTGGTGTTGATCCACACTTTGAACATAAAAATTCAGAAACATATAAAGAAACTTTTGATTCTATAGCAAAAATTGGAGAAGAATATGGAACTACAACAAAAAGATTGCGTAAAGTTGAATGGCTTAATATAGATAAATTAATTAATGCTATTAACATAAGTGGAACAAATATTATTATTATGTCTAAAATTGATATACTAGATAAAGTAAATAAATATGTCTATATCCATGATGATACTTATAATTGTTGTGATACAAAAGACATTTTTATTAAAAATATTAATGATATTATTCTTAATAAATGTAAATATATTGAACAAATTATTTATTCTGATAATCCAATAACAGTTGATTTATTTCCGAGCTCTTTTTCTTGATTTCTTTACTTTTCTTCTAGATTTCCTTGTTTTTCTCTTTTTTGTTAGTTTTCTTCCGCCTCTAGATTTAGTGTTTTTAATAGCATATTTATCAAAATCCATCCATTCTTCTCTTTTTAATAGAGGAGCTCCAAGAGGACTATTCGTTCGCAACTGTGCAAAATCACTTAATTTTTCCCCTGTACGTGTATCTATACCTGTTTCATCTTCTGCATATTCAAGTTGTCCTGTTTTTTTATCTGGTTTAATTGGTACGAAAATTTCTTCTCCACGTGCATCCTTTATTCCTAGTTTAAGAACCTTATCATTAACTTTACCAGAACCACCAGTCCTTTTTTTAATACTCTTTCTTTTTACTAAATGTTTAGTTTTTCTTATTGTTCTCATTATATTATACATTTAATATAAATATCAAAGAATTTATATTAAATTATATTATATTTTATAATAATTAATAACACTTTTGTCTGTCCATGTTTGACGCACAGGAAATGTATCTATTTTATTTAAACCAATTAATGGCTTACTACAAAATATTTGTGTATTCCTTTTACATTCTTTTTTAATTTTTTCTGATAATTTAACATTTACATTTTCAGGAAAACATAAATTACTTATATATATAATATCGAAATCACTATAATGAAAACCATCATCTAATATATCATTATTCAATAATTTTATTTTTTTTAATAATATAACTGGTTCCTTCATGTATTTTTCAAAAGCTGTATCATGTCTAGTTTTTGATAATTCAATACCAACCGACATATATAATTCAGGAAATTCTTTTATCGCATTAATAACTATATCTCCATTTCCCGAACCAAGATCTACAAATACTTTATTTTTTTTATTTTTTACCCATTCCATTATTGTTTTTAATCCATCTAATGTTAATTCGCCGTATGTGCTTACATATCCCTTTTCATCAAAAATTTTGTTATCTTCGTTGGAAGTTTTTTTCCACATATAATAACTAAACATTTTCTTCTCCTATTTTTTTACTTTTTGAACCAACTCCTCTTAAAAGTAAAACAGGTTGTTTATCATTTTCATCATCTGATATATCAGAACTATTATTACTAGAATTTAAATCAAAATTAATATCACTACTATATTCTTCTTCATCTTCTTTATATTTTTTCTTTAATTGATGCATTTTATGTTTACTTCTTAATTTATAATCGTATAATTCTTCATCATTATCTAATCCTCTTTTTACGTCAGATAATAATATATCTCTCCTTGATATATCAATTGGTGTTAATCCTAATATATCTTCAGGAATACCATTTTGTTTTTTTCTAGTTAATATTTCAAAAGAGTTTATATCATTATCGATAGAACTAAACTTGTTAGAAGTAATAATTTCATTTGAATCATACGCCTTATATTTTTTTTCACGATAAAGTTGATATGCATTCATAAAGTTACCTCTATTTTTATTATTAAATGATGTTGGGTCATCTATATTCAAATATGTATTCTCAAATTCATTATAACTACTTTTTGATACATAAGGTGCAATTTTTTTACACATACCATATTTATCTCTTATATTTGATAAATAAAGGGGCATCGGACTTCTCTCTTTTCTTGCTAATCCTAATTGTATATTTATATCATCATATATTTCTCTGAAACTTTTTGAACTTGTTGCATGTTCTAACATAAACCTTTCGGGTTGTTTAAATTCTAATATTTTTTGTTGAAAAGCAATTAATAAATTTAAGGTTCCAGCAACCAAAGGTATTACTAATAATGCATCCTCCTCACAACTATTGTGCATACCTGAAGCAACAAACATTACTACACTAGAAATCATCGTTTGGGTAAATATCCACATCATCGACTTTTGATACATTTTTCTATAATTTTCGGATATATCTCTATGTAACAAAAAATAACAACATGATTTTTCACCGATTGCTTTTAATATTAATTCCTGTTTTAATGACCATTCAACTTCTTCATTTCGTTTTCTAATTCTCTTTACGATATCTCTAAATTCATCTTCATTTACTACTTCTTTCTGAACTAATTTTGCTAAAGATATTATATTGTTTAAGCTAATACTTTTTTTCTTGGTTACATTTTTATCTTTATTACTATTTTCATCGACTTCTGCATCATCATCTGTTTTTTTTTCATCATCAATATTTTTTTCCTCTGTATAAAAGGTTTGCATTCCTGGTGGACCCATTCCTGGTGGACCCATTCCTGGTGGACCCATTCCTGGTGGACCTCTAGGAGGAGCTCCTCTATATAGCGAACCTCTTGGAATATTATATTGATATTCCTGTTTTTTCATTTTGTGCTCATTTTTTATTTTATTATATCTTATACGGTCTAAAAAACCCCTCATTCTCGCTTGAACTTTTACTAATTCTTTTAAATCTATACTCTTTTCATCAAACTTCTCCATATTTATTATTTTGATTAAAAATATATTCTTTTTCCTCAATCCAATATCTTCTTCTCATTTTAGGTAAAATATTTTCTTCTGTTGTTAAATGATTTACCTGATTTTTCCACTTTTCTAAATTATCTTTTATAAATACTTCATCCCATTTATCAACATATATAACAGGTAAATCATCATATAAATAATCCATAGAAGAGTGCTTTGTTATTATTATACCACCTGTCATAAATACTTCCCATGTACGATGGCAATCTAATCCTAATCCATGAGTACATATTACAAATTGATATTTAGAATATAATTCATAAACCATTTTCATATCACTTGTGCGTTTTTGTAATACTTCAATATGGTCACAATTTGGTTTATTTACTATTTCTTTTTTTACTACTACACGTTCTTTTCCTACTCCTGGTCTTTCCAATAAATGAACATCACAAAAAACTTTTAATTCTTTTCTATCATACCATTTTCTTCTCATCTCTAACATTCTATCTATTGTTGCATTTTTATTTTTACCAACCCACCATATCAATACAGCTGGAAATCCTATTGGATATGGAAATAATTTAGGATGTATTAATGTACCATCGTAATTTTGTGTAAACCATTTTTTAATATATGGGCAATCTAATATTTTTTGTACGGTTTCATCTTTAACTGAACTAGGTACTGGTCTTGCTCCATATGAAGATACTAATATACAATCATGAGTTAATGCATCTAAATTATCTGCTAATAAATCTAAATCTGTTATCCTACATTGATCTTCTTTAAACCAAAACTTACTTTTTTTACTTATTAAAGCACAATTACGAACCCATATTATATCATCTTTACTCTCACATTCTCCTCTTATCATATTTATTAAATTTTGTCTTGGAAAATTTAGTTGAAATTCGCCATCGTGATATGATTTCTTTTTCATATTCTTTGGATAAATCCACCCGTCTAATATTTCATTCATTATATTTATTCATTTAAAAAATTTAGTAAAATAACCAATTAAATTATAAGAATTATTATTATATGAATAATATTGTATTTCCGAATGATTTTGAAAAATCTACGCTAAAAAGATATGCTACAAATATACCCCTACTTATAAAATTTATAGATAATTATACAAAAAACAATCCTGATTCAGAATTAATTTTTAAAATTAATAATGAAAGTAGAAAACCAAACGAAATTAGCTTTTATTTTCAAATGGAACATACATTAGTTCTTAATGGAGGAAGAGATATGAAAGGTGCTAAGCCTGGAATCGTAAAAAGTATATATAATGATAAAGAAAATTATAATGTTCGTGTTGATAACCATAATTCATTTTTAAAATTTAATATAGTAGTTGAATATAGTAATCCAAATATATATAATATTACTAATTCTAATACTATTAATGAAACTTCTAAAAACAAAATAATTTATATACCACCTATCCCTTTTAATTTGGAAACTTCATTTTGTAAAAAAAATATTGATATACTTACGTCTTATATTTGTGTTGGTAATAGTAAAAGACGTGAAGTTTTTATGAACCAACTTAAGACCAATAACCAGTTACAACAATTTTCGAAACGAAATATTACTAATATATTTAAACTTGATGATTTACAAAAATTATATAAAGATACAAAAATTATTGTTAATGTACACCAAACGGACCATCACCATACATTTGAAGAATTTAGAATATTACCTGCTTTATTATCAGGTGTATTAATTGTAAGTGAAGACGTACCATGCAAAGAACAAATTCCATATAGTGATTATATCATATGGACAAAATTAGATAATATATACAATACTATTTATGAAGTTCTTGATAGTTATGAAGTATATTTTAATAATATTTTTAGAACACAATCAGGGTTAAAAAATATAATTGATAATATGTTAGATAAGTCAGAAAAAGATTTTATTAATAAAATTACAGAATATATTCCAAAAAAAAAAGAATCTACTCATAATAAAATGAGTATTAATCAAAATATTAATATAGAATGGAAAGATATGAATAATAATAATAATTTATTTGATTTTGATAAATTTTCTAAATGTACAAAAGAGATTGAAGCTGAATTTAAACGATTAAGTACATTTGAACAAAAATATAACGATTTATATGATGAAAGTAAAGATTTAAGAAAACAACTCAAATTATTAAAAAATGATAAGATACCACAATCCCAGCATTTTAGTTTAAATAAATGTGCATTAGATTATGGACTAGATAAAGTTATGAGATTTAAAGACGGAAAACATATTTTTGGACATAACTTTATTAGCAGTTATAATAAAATCTTTAAGAATTTTGATATTGACGATGTTGATCATGTTCTTGAAATAGGAATAGGTTGTCTTGAAAAAGGACAAATGGGAGGTAAAAATGGTGTTATAACTAAGTTTGGTTACAAAACTGGAAATAGTTTACGTATGTGGCGTGATTGTTTTATTAATGCTAATATATATGGAATAGATATATATAAAGAAGCTATGATTATTAACGAAGATAGAATACATACTTATGTATGTGATCAGTCTTATCCATCACAACTAAAAGAGTTGATGGATATAAAAATTAAAAAAAAACTAAATGTAATTGTTGATGATGGAAGTCATGAACTTACTCATCAAATTATATCATTTAATACACTTTCTCCATATTTAAAAGAAGGAGGTATATATATTATTGAATGTATACAACCTAAAAATATTTCTCATTTATCTAATCTTAGTGCATTTAATAATAAAGCCGATATTGAAAAAAAATTCAATATTACAATATATGATACTAGAAAAGATACAAATAAAAATGATGACTTTATGATGTTATTTCAAATGAAATAATTTATTTGTATTATTATATAAAATTATCCACTTATATAATAATTTATTCTGTATTATTTATTATTTTAAAATTTGTGACAATTCCATTAATATCATACTCTAACATATGATCTAAAATTGTATGATTAGAACAAGTATAAGTATATATTTTTATTTCCAACAATTTAAGTATCTCTATACTATCTTTGTCTAACATGTCCCAAGAAATACATATAAAATATAAATATTCAAATTGAGCCAATTTACAATATAACGAATCATTTAAATTATTAGATGTTATTAACCCCAATTTCAATTCGGGTTCTAAAGCATGAATTATATCTAAATGCTTTAAATTAAAGCTACCTATCAAAATATTATCCATATTTAAATTATTATCTGTTATAAAATCTGTTATTTCATTTGCTATATCTAGTCCTCCCTTTAAATCTAGATATATTTCTGCTTCTTTCATACCTGGTATTTCAAAAAACTCTTCCAATTTTATTAAATCAGGTTCAATTTCTAGTATATCGTTGAAATCCATATCAATTATCATTTTTCCATTTATACTTAAATCATGAAAAATCACTATTTCACCAGATTTACATAATTGAATATCTAATTCAATCATATCAAATTCTTCATCTAAAGCACTTATAAATGCATTAATTGTATTATCTTTATGTAAATCTGAATTACCTCTATGAGCTATTTCAATTATATCGGTCATTTAATTAAATTAATTATATATTTAATTAAACTACAATAAATTAATTACTAATATTTTTAAATGGGATTTTTATACTCTAAATGTTTATAATCTCTATCATTTTGTGCTGGTCTATCTATTGGTACAACTAATGTAGTTAAGTCATGTCTATATTGCATATAACTTTGAGCTTCACTATAACAATCTTTTACACTGTATTCAATCACTATTTTATTTAATGCTTCTATTTGACCTGGTATATCAGTTGGTAAATTAGTTGCATGTTGTAAAAATACACTTCTCATAATTGTTTTTAAACTATCTGTATTTTGTTTAGCTATAATATATTGATTTTTTGATGCTTTATATACACCAGCTCTTATTCCATTTTGTATAATATCTTGGTTTTCAGATGAAAAAAAAGCTTTAGATAAAATAGTATCATAAAAATTACCATTCATAGCTTCAACATAATCTTCAGATTTCGTTGGTATTTTATCATATAACTGAAAAGGTTTCAATTGAGATTCATCAGTTATGGGGACTCTTCCATTGGCTAAATGTGATTTGGACATTATATATATAATTTTATAAAAAAAATCTAAGCTATTTTTTATTTATTATCATATATTATATGGACAGTTTCAAATATAGTGTATTGTATGTTTCTATTATAATATTGATAATTGCGTTGGTTGTTATTGGATTATCAATTAAAAATTCGGTCAATAGTGCTGAATGGCCACCTGTAACTGGTAATTGTCCCGATTTTTGGAAATTTGATGATGCTACCAGAGAATGTGTAAATATTAACGGTTTAGGAAGTACAGATAGTACTTATTGTCCTAATTATCCTTCAGCTGACACTACCCATTGTGAAAAATTCAATTTTGAAGATGACGTAGCATATTCTGGTAATGTAGGTAAATGTCAAAAGCAAAAATGGGCAGATTCACTAGGTCTTTCATGGGATGGAATTACAAATAACAGAGAAATTTGCGATAATTAATTAAAAAATATTTAATATTATTTTTAAAATATAATATTAAATGAAAGATATTTTTAGTTATATTAATAGATTACCACCAGAGTTAAAACGTTATATATATGCATATATTCCTGATACTGTAAAAGTATATCTTACAAAAGAAAATTACAATAATTTATACTATAATTCTATATTTTGTAAAATAAAAAACAATATTACTTACGCCCGTAAATTAATATCATATAATTTATACTTTCCATTCAATAAGTTTATTTTTTATTCTGAAAAAATATTGCACAAAAAAGGAAAAATTATATATAACAACCAAAAATATAAGTCATTATACGATTTATTAACTTATTTATGTATAAAATATCAATCTTCACGATGCAGAAATATATTAAGATAAATTAATTAAGTAAAAATTTGTATAAAAGAAACTCACTAATTATATTATGGAAAATATTAACTTGGATACTATTCTTGATAGAGAAGAATTAATTAAAAATATAAAAAATACAATTAATGACTTTGAAAATAATAAAAAATTATTAACTATTAAACGTGGATTTTATATATATGGAAACCCAGGATGCGGAAAATCTAAACTATTAAATAATATTTTAAAAGAACTAAATTATGATATTATCAATTATAATGCATCTGATGTAAGAAATAAATCAATTATTGATACTATTACTAAACATAATATGTCTGAAAATAATGTTATGACTATGTTCAGACAAAAATCAAGAAAAATTTGTATTATTATGGATGAAATAGACGGTATGAATAATGGTGATAAAGGAGGAATAAATTCATTAATAAAAATTATTAGACCAAAAAAAACAAAAAAACAAAAAACAGAAGAATATAGTTATAATCCTATTATATGTATTGGTAATTATCATATTGATAAAAAAATAAAGGAACTAATGAAAGTTTGTCATACATTCGAAGTTAAATCACCTACTAATCCTCAACTTTTAAATATTGTAAATACTCTTATGCCATCATTACCAAATGATATACGTAATCGAATTGTTGAATATTCACAGTTTGATATAAGAAAACTATCTAATTTATATGAGATTTATATTAAAAAACCAGATATATTTAATAATAATATTTTCAATACTATACAAACTAAATCTTACATAGATGATATTAAAAAAACAATTATTACCTTATTTAATAAATCATTTGATATCATGTCACATAATCAAATAATTTCTGAAACAGATAGAACTATTATTGCATTATTATGGCATGAAAATATCGTTGATGTTTTATCTAAGAAAAAAAACACAAAGGTTATACCTTTATATAATAAGTTTTTGGATAACATTTGTTTTGCTGATTATATTGATAGAATCACATTTCAAAAACAAATATGGCAATTTAATGAAATGACGTCATTATTAAAAACATTTAACAATAACCATTTATTACATAAACATATTGATGATATTAAATATAATCCAAAAGATGAAGATGGTGTAAGATTTACCAAAGTTTTAACAAAATATTCTACAGAATTTAATAATTCAGTATTTATATTTAATCTATCTCAACAACTTATGCTAGATAAAAACGACATAATTGCATTATTTACTCATCTAAAAAATGAAAATTTAAATGAAATTGAAATTAATACTTTGTTTGAAAATTATGATATTACAAAATTAGATATTAGTCGAATAAATAGATATATTTCATTTTTTAATAATAATTTTATTCAAGATAATGATATCGATATTAGTGATGAATATTGAAACTATAATAATATAAATATAACTATATTATTATAATCATATGGATTGTATTTCACCAATTGATGGTAGATATAAAGACATTACAAAACCATTATCAAACTATTTTTCTGAATTTAGTTTTTTTAAATATAGATTATTAATTGAATTAAAATATTTCTGTGCATTAACTACCATTATACCTGAATTAAATGAAATTGATGATTTAAAAAGAAAAAAAATCATGAATATATTAACATCTTTTAACAATCGTGATTATGAAATTGTAAAAAAGTACGAAAAAAATTTACAACATGATATTAAAGCACTTGAACATTTTATTCAACATAAATTTACTAGTTTAGGACTAAATAAATATATTTCATTTATTCATTTTGGATTAACATCTCAAGATATTAATACTAGTGCTAATATATTAGCATTAAAAGATTGTATAAATATAGAAATTTTGCCTTACTTTTGGAAATTAATTATGAAAATTGAAACAATATCTAGTAATATGAAAAACGTTATTATGCCTGCATTTACCCATGGACAGCCTGCTGTTCCCACAACTATGGGAAAAGAGTTTTGTGTATTTTCATATAGATTAGAAGAACAAGTTAACCAATTAAGGAATAATAATATTTATAGTACTAAATTTGGTGGAGCTATAGGTAATTTTAATGCACATTATGCTGCATATCCAAATTTAAATTGGCAAGACTTCTCAGATAAATTTATTCGTAGTTTAGGTTTACATAGAGAACAGGTTACAACACAAATAAGTAATTATGATAATTTATGTAATATTTTTAATCAGATAAAAACTATTAATTGTATTATTAATGATTTAAATATTGATTGTTGGCTATACATATCAAAAGGATATTTGAAACAGAAAATTAATAATAATGAAATAGGTTCCTCTACTATGCCTCAAAAAGTCAATCCTATTAATTTTGAAAATAGTGAAGGAAATATTTGTATTGCCAACGCATTAATTGAAGGTATTACCAGAAAATTATCTATTTCAAGATTACAGCGTGATTTAACCGATAGTACTATTTTAAGAAATATAGGAAGTCTATTAGGATATTCATATATATCATACTCATCTACTTTAAAGGGATTAGAAAGAATTGATATTAATAAAGAATTAATTCATAGTGAATTAACCAGTAATTATAGTATTATTACAGAAGCAATACAAACTATTTTAAGAAAACATGGACAAGTTAACGCTTATGAACAATTGTATGAAATTTCTAGAAATAATTTTGATCGTACTAAACTTAATGAATTTATATTAAAACTTCCTGAAAAAATAAAAAATGAAGTAATAAATATTACTCCTGAAACATATTATGGACACAATTCTAAAGCTAATATTTAATTATTATATCCAATCATCTAATAATCCACCCGCTAATATATCAAATCCATATGAGCCTGTATCACATATGTCTTTATTAATCTCTAAGAGTTCAATTTTGTTATGTAATGGATAATTATTATCTTCTAATGTTTTTAATAATCTCAATTTTCTAATATTTACATCTATATTAATTAACTCTTCATGATTAACTTCGGTTATATTTGAAAATCTCATATCCATTCCTTCATTTGTGTAACCTAGTTCTTCATATAATAATTTATTCTTATTAATTTCTTCTGTATCTATAACTATTAGTCTGTCTCCTAATTTCATGCGATTTATTGGGAATGAATTTACTAATATACACATTAAAAATAAATATAATATCATTATTTTTATTATATTTATAATATTTTTATTTTTATATTATTTTACCTCCCTCACTAAATCTAGTAGTCGGCTCGTTCACGATCTCGTTCACTAACATAGCCTTTTAGGTGTTTTTTAGCAGGATATCTACCTACTTTTATAATTCCAATTTTATTAAAACATTCCTCCCATATTTTTAATTCTTCTTGTGTAAACAAAGGTGCTCCGTAGAAACTTTTCAAAAACATAGTAAATTTACATTCTTTATTAAATATAATATCATCACTTCCAGTCCAATCGGATACACAAGTATTATCATCTATCGAATACCAAGTACCTCCTGGTCTCTGACTATGAAATCTTACTGATTTATACCATTTTTTCTTAGCAATCTCGTCTAAGCCATGAACTTTAAAATTAAATTCTATTCCTCCTTCACTAATTCCTTCCGGTTGGAATTTACATAAATTAGAATATTCTTCTCTATTATTTAATAAATCACACATATTAATAATGTCATTTTTTGTAATATCTTTTGTTGTTTTAAGCGTAAGTCCTGCTGTGTTTGTTCTAAACATTATATATATTTTTATTATATATTATGTCTTAACTTCTAAATCAATTTTAATCATTAATTGATATTTCAATTACTTCTTTTTCTCTAATTGTATTTTTACCTTCTAATTTTTTTGTGTAATGTTCTAGTAATGCTACTTTCTCTTTCATGAGTTCATTTTCTCTAGATATCTTTTGAATTGTTTCACTACTATTATATAAAGTGGAACGTAAACTCATTACCATTCCATCTTTATCTTTTAATAATTCTACTATTTCATTAGGCTTTAAAGACTTCTTTTGACCATCAGATGCTTCTACTATAATATTTTGAGGTGTTGCATTATCCTTTAATCCTTTTACATGTAGTTCTAATATTTCTATCTTTTTTTCTAATAATTTATTTTTTTCTATTAATTCACTATCATTATTCACTACAGGGAATGATGGAATATCTTGTTGAGACACATTACTATTATTTTTTAATTGAGAATTTTGTAATTCCAATAATTTAATTTTTTGTTGTAGTAAATTAACTACATCATCGCCAAAGTTATTAATTGCATTTGTTGTTGTTTTAGTTTGTTTTAATTGGTCATTCGTCTTATTTAAGTCTGTAACTTTATATTCCAATTGATTTATTGTTATTTGTTGATTTCTAACTTGTTCGTCTTTTTGTCTAAGAACATGTATAATTTCATCCATAGTTAGTGCTTTCTTTTGGCCATCTGGTCCTTCTGCTATTATTTGAGGTTGATTCATATTTGGATTTAATTGTCTCTCTTTCATCATTTTTTCTTGTTCTTCTTTCATCATCTTTTCGCGCTGTAATCTAATTTCTTCTGTTTGCTTTAATACATCGGGTTTATGCTTAGGCAATCCTGGATCATAACTTTTTAATAAACCATGAATTCTATTTTGAAAAAAATCACGAACTTCTCCTTCTTTTACTAGTTCCTTTACTGACCATTTTGCCTCTTTTACTACTTGAGGATTTGGATTTTCTAATAATTTCTTTTTATCAAACGTATTATGATCGTGTGAAAACACTAATATAGTTTTGGTTGGGTCCAATTGTACAAATGGTACTGTATAATCCTTTAAAAATTTTTTCTCTTCTGCTAAAGCAGCTGTATCATCATATGTATTTCCATCCTTTAATAAATCACGTTTAAATGCAAATGTACCCGCTGTTGCGTGATTTGGAGCATAAGGTCCGAATTGAATTACTTTGTTAATATGTTTAAAATACACATAAATTTCACTTGAACCTGCACATAAAGCTTTTTTATTAGAGTTTAATGTTTCTACAGCATGACTTACTCTATTTGGGGGATAGTAATCATCATCATCCATATATACTAGTATATTACCTACACTCTTTTCATGCATTAAATTTCTCTTTTTGCCTAACTGCATCTTTTCATCATATTTAAAGTATTTTATATTAGGTATCCTTTTTTGTGCTTCTTTTATTAAATCCTCAATTGGGTCTGTTCCATCATCTATAATTATCCATTCCATTTTATTAAGTGGATAATCCTGAGTTTCATACATCTTTATCATCATAGGAATAAAAGGGCGTCTATTAAAAGTAGGTGTACAAACACTTACATCTATTTGTTTTTTTTGTGAAGAAGAATTCTTCTTCTTGTTGATTTTTTTACCCATACAAATATAATAATTTAATTTTTAAACTATTATATTTTAAATATTTATATATCTACCTTTTCATTATTCATATATCCATAAAAATTCATACCCATATGTAAAATAAGAACAACTAATGATGCAATTGTTGCACCAAATCCTAAGTTTTTCCATGCAATTAATCCACCCAATAATATCCATAATGAAGCTATTCCTACGCTATGTTTCTTTAAAATGTTCCATATATCATTAAATTTACCCTCTTTACCAAACGTTTTATCTCCTTTTGCCGCAAATGTAGTTACCCAATACATCATAGAAACTAATACATATAATGGAACTGAAGCAAACATTAAACATAATCCTATTAAAAAGAATACAAAATTGAAACAACACCATTTTGCCATTTTAATCCAAAATACAGGAGAAAAATAAGAATCATTTCCATTTCCTATCCACCAACTATCTACTCCCATTATGTCACCCATTTCATCTTTTAAACTAGGGTTCATTACGAAAAAGAATTTTTTTAAATTATAAAATCCATAAAACAATATTAAACAAGCTGCTAAAGCAGGTGAAGCAAAAACTGCTGTTCCACCTATAATAGACGACGCCATTAATCCCAAAAATCCTGATGTCCCCTGTTGTGGCAGTTGTTTAGTATAATTACCTCTTACTTGCATTATTAATCTCATTAATATCATTCTTGATGATGAAAAGACACCCTTTAGTGAATTTTGATACCATTCGATTATTTCTGGGAAAACACCCCAGAATGTTTCCAATCCATTTGCACAATATGCACTACTTGATGTTTTTAATGTAGACATAGGGTCGTTTGGATTAGGTGGTACATCACATGTATAAGGTACATTATTTACGTCCCAACCTTGAAAATCACTTGTCTTATAATGTTTATAACCATGCATTAATGTATGAAAACTAGCACCACACCAAAAAAATACTATTAATACTACTGTCATATAAACTAATTCTTTTACGAAATCAGGAAAACCAACATTTATAGGTTTAGGTGGTTTAAATATATTAAGAAGTTCTGTTTTTTTTGCTTTTTTTTCTATATCTGACATATATTATATAAATACATTATATTCTAAATTTAATTTTTATCTATAATTATTCTTTATTATACAATATATAAGATGCACAGTTTTATTTCTATTGATGATATTACAAAAGACAATATTCAAATCATTTTTAAATTAGCTACAAAATATAAAGTTATTAATAAAAATAGTAGAATGAGACCAAACCAAAAAACCAATAGTACCCTAAAACCTTTTAATATTGGTATTATGTTTTTTGAACCATCTACCAGAACATTTTGTTCATTTCAATCCGCAATTAATCGGTGTGGAGGTACATTTATTACTTATATTCATGAAAATTCTAGTTCAAAAAAAGGAGAATCACTTAGAGATACAATAAAAACTATGGAAGCATATTGTGATTTACTAATTATTCGTCATCCTGAAAAAAATATTTTTGATAGTATTAAAACATTTACTAATGTACCATTAGTAAATGCAGGTGATGGTTCAGGAGAACATCCTAGTCAAGCGTTACTTGATTTATATACAATTGATACACATTTTGATAGGAAATTATCATCTATATTATTTGTAGGTGATTTAAAAAATAGTAGAACAGTACATTCGCTTATTAAATTAGTAAATAGATATTATGATGAAAATATTAAAATATATTTTTTAGAAATAAATGGTCTTGAATTTGACGAAACAGTTTTTGTAAAAAAGGATAATTTCAAACATGTTAAATGCTATGATGATTGTATTTCATTTGTTGATGTTGTATATATGACTAGAATACAGGTTGAACGATTAGACCAAACTGATCCTAATATTATTGCAAAATATAAAGATATCACTATGACACCCGAAGTTATGGCTAAAATGAAAAATATTTCTATTGTATTACACCCTTTACCCAGAAATTATGAAATGAACCCTATTTGTGATAATGACCATAGAGCTAAATACTTTCAAAATGTTGAAAATGGTGTTTACGTTAGGATGGGATTATTAAATTATTGTTTGAATACATTTCATAATTAAATAATATAAATCTTTATTGTATATATATTAAATGGTAGAAGAGCCACGAAAATTACATGACGAAATAAGAATGGCGATCAGTAAGTCGCAATATACACTTCATACATTCGCTCAACAAATGAATATGAAATTAAAAATACTTGAATCATATATTGATGGGAGTGTTATTCCTGAAAAAAAAACTATTAAAAAAATGAACCGTTTTTTAAGTCCAAATAAGATTAGTCTTTTATAGTATTTGTATTGTATTTTTATGTTCTATTTTGAACTTCTGTTTTATATATTGTTTGTTTATTACGCATAGTATCCATGTAGTCATTATGATTAAACGCTTGAATATTATCATTTGTTAATATACTTTCGATTGTCTCCGTTATATAATTTTCTAAATTTATTTCTAGTACTTCTCTGTTAATATTATTATTTAATTCACCTTCAATATTATATCTTTTTGAAAATTCTCGTTTAAACAAGTTTATTTCTCTACCTTGGAATTGACTGAAATAACTATCTAGTTTTACATTAGTAAATATATCTTTATATTCTTGTTCTATAGGTACAAATCGTGGATAATTTTTATTATTCATTTCCTCTATACTATTGGTTATAGTTGGTTCATTGTTTAACGGAATAATTATAATATCCCAAATTATCTTATGAAATATCAAACAAGCAATATTCATTGCTATATACTCTTGAACAAAACCATTTATATCATTAACAGTAGTTCCATTTTCCTTTATATTTATTACTATTTCTGACGATATTTTCATTTGTATATCGTTTCCTAATTTAACACGTGGTTCATTAAGAAATGAATCACTCCATTTGATTTTTCTCATCAAATCTTGTAAATTCCTTGAAATATCATGTGATAACTGAATACCATAAAAACTTTTATTAAAACAAATTGCACAACAAGCACCCATCTTTTCTTTATACCATTATCGCTAATTAGAGTAAATCAATTTTTTTTAAAAATAATATCTTCATAAAAATAATATCTTCATAAATAAAATATTATTATTTTATATATGAAAACTTTTAATATTAAAATATTGGTAATTCTCTTTGTTATTCTAATAATACTTTTAGCATTATCTGTATATATTAAACCTCTTTTAGAATTATATACAAGTGAAATTAGCGTTGATATTAGTGGTCAAACATATACTGGTACTGTATCAAATAAACAACAATACGAAATTGATATATCTGGTGTTACACATACTGGTTTTATTGATGTTTCTGGGAATAATTTTGGAGAACAACCTCAAATTGTTAACCAAAATTTCGTAGTAACAGGTCATAGTGGTAATGCTTTAAATGATATATATATGCCTGGAGGAACTGCTACTAGTGGTGGACAATATACATCTCCATTAGATTTTTTAGGTAATTTCCAACCATCAACGGGTATGTATACAGCGATAGATCTTTCTTCTAATGCGGGTGGATTACTTCCAACATCAAATGATGTATCTCAAACTAATTATAGTATTCCTGAAGCAGAAGAATCTCAATTAGGTACTTTAGGTGTTGATTATTATAAATGTATGGAAGGTGATCATGTTCCAGATACACAAGGTGGTGTAGAACCTATAGGAACGTATTATTACATTAGGAATATGGGTGCTAACCAATTCACTACATGTGCTGAACAAATTGCACCATGTGCTCAATTTAATGAACCTACTACTGGAATTGGCACAGAAGCAAGATGTACATCATTTACTAGTAGAGCAGGGAGACAATTATGTAGTTACACAGCTGCTACTATGAAAGATATTATAGGTACTGATGGAACTACACAACAAGTGGTTGATATTTCTAGTAACTGTGCACCTACTCCTGGTTTAACTCCTACATACATGGTAGATGCTCCTAATAATGGACCTGCTAGTACTACAACAGCTGGTAGCACTACCATCTAAAATATATAATATTAAATAAAATATAATATATTTTACACAAAATTATTGTAATTAACGAGCATATGCTAATGACGCATTACCACTTGAAAATATTACTATATTATATCTCTCTTCGTGAAGATGTAAATCATATGTATAATCGTATGTTCTCCAATTTGGGTTATTTACACCAATTTGATTTCCCTCTGCGTCACATATTACAGAAAATTGAGCATTTTCATCTAGTGTTGGAGTAATTGTATTAAATTCTAATTCTATGTTTTTAAATTTACTTAAATTTATTGCACCTGATGGTTGAGTATCATATGGGTTGTTATCTAAACAAAAATTATAACAATATATACCATCCTTTGCATTAGATTTTGTTCTTGTAAATTTTTCTATAAAATCAAATACCCCTGACGGCATTACATTTTCTCTATATTTTCCATCTAACATAACACCAAAATCAATCAAAATATGTTTTTCATTTGCAGGATTATAATCCCCTGTTATCATCCAAGGTGTTGCTCTTCCGTCTGGATTTATTCCTGGTCCAAAACCAGCTTGATAATGATTCTCAAATTCAATATATGATACCCCATCACCTACAAAATCACCTAAGAAATTATTGTATTTCCATGTACCATGTGGAGGAGCTTGTTCTAAATCATCTGGCATATAATTATAAGGCCAATTAGTATAATTACTCCATTCATTTCTTAGGTAAGCATCATTTCTTCTAAAATACCACATCCAAGATGATATCATACCTAAAGAATCTAATTTTACTTTTTTACTTCCTACTACATTTAAAAAGTTATAATCTCTTACATCTTTTATTAAATACCGCTGTTCATTTAAAGCAAATACTTTTACCTCATCATCTGATAAAAATGCATATGTTGCCAATAAATGAATATCCGCATTCCATGTATCATTTTTTACTCCATATGAATATTCATTTAAATCTACTGCTGGTGGTGTTTGTAAAAAACGATACATTTGATATAAACCGGTTGAAGCATTAAAACGTGGTTGTATATATGGAAAAGAATTATCTTGATCTGTAATATCTCTTACTCTAAATAATTCATAAAGTGGTCTCATTCTTACTGTAATTACAAGTTCATTATATTGCATAGCTACTAATGGAAACGCCATCTTAGAATTCATAGAAAACCATGATAATATTGGGATATATAGTCTTCGACCTTTAATTGAAGGTTCTGCTCCATTAGGATTTTCTGAAAAAAATGAAGTTGGATACATATTTACTCTACCTCCTACATTACCAGGGTCATTTACTTCAGGTATATTTCCTGTCATTTTATCAAATAAATCCTTTTTATCTTTACTAAAATCACGCTCTACCAAACATTTCATGTAAGAACCTGATATTTTTTGTAATATTTGTCCTCCTACAGTAATTTCAATTTCTTTAATCATTTCTACACCCAAATTTTCTACCCATTTAAATTCGTATGGTGCCCATACATGCTCTCTCTCTTGAGGGGGGTAAATTGGACTCCATATATGAGGTAATGTTACTACTACATATGTATCCATCAATAAATCCGCGTATCTAGGAATACGAAATTTAAATTCAGAGTCTTCTAACATACGTAAACTTCTAGAGCCATTCATATCTATTCTAAACTTTTGCAATCCAAAATTTGTATGCTTTGCATATGCTGTTTTAAAAAAAGTTTTTGTTGGATTACCTGTTAAATATATGTTTTGGTTTCCTTCTGATATCAAATTTAATAAACCACCTGGCATAATAATATATAATTAGAGTTTTTTAATAATTAATTAAAATAATATATTGTAATTAATTATGACATACTCTCAAATTTTTAAATATGATATATCCTTAAATACAATATATGATTTTTTAGATAACACATGTGAAATGAATGATAATGAATATATATTAAAAAATACTTCTTACAAAAAGGGTGTAATGTTAAATTATATAGAACCATTTTGTAAAAAAATCGAACCCCACTATTATCTTTCAAAAAAACATTATGTTACAAAAAAAATAAATTATAAATCTTTAGCAACAATTATTAGACAAATATGTAAATTTAAAAATATAAATATACGGTCTCATATAACATATAATAAATCAACATATGAAATTATATATTACATTACAAAAAATGATAATGATATAGATAATCAAGACAGCGCTTGATTAAAATATTTCGATACTACCATATCACTATCTAATATCTCTTTTTCAGATATCCTTGCGAACCATTGATAGTTCTTTCGTATTAATACCTCTTCATTTGGTATTAATATACCATAACCAGCATTTGGTAAATTTTCGTTATCGCTTGCAAATAACTCTTCTAATCCTAAAGGTTTGTCATTTGTTAATTTAGTACCTATCTTTCTTCCAGAAATTAAATTTATATTTTTCTTCCCCATTAATTGTTTTACATACCATGAATTAAAAACATCCGACACTAATGGTTGGGCTGACTGGTCGGTTGATATTAAAGATTCAATATATTTTATTGATTCAAATACAATAGGATTTTCTTTTTCTGCTCCCATAAAATTTATACTTGGGGAATGAGATAAAACATCTGCTGATTTAGACCTGTTTATTGTTTCACACATAAACATATGTTCTTTTTTTGTACCATCTTCATATAGATTTTTCAAATTTTTTAGGCAAATAAATCCTGGAGGAACAATCATTCCACCATAATTATATAAAAGGTTCATCATTCCTAATTGTCTTATGTAACTAGCTATTGGCTCACCGACTTTTGTAATATCTAAGTCCCATCCCGGCAGAAGATTTGCAAATGTCTCATCATCTATTAAACAAATATGAAATGATTTTCCACACTTATCAATCATCGTCTTTATTGTTAGATTAAGATATGGCTGATTTAAATTATATGTCATTCTTGAACCAAAACTATCCCATTCTCTAGCATTTCTTGAATATGGTATATGTACCCACAAAATGGGTTTCTTTAAATTAGCTAAAGATGAATCATTTAGAATATATTTTTTGATTAATTCATAATTTTCTTTCGAAATCTTTTTTCTTTCTGATTCTTGATATCTTTGATATAGCATACCACTACCAATAACACCTATTATGGCTATTAAATATTTACTATAATCAGTTTTCATTATATATATTTACTTATATTTTATTAAACTAAATTTACTCATAAAATCTTGATTTTTTTTTTTTGACTCTTCTATTTCATTAGCTAAATCCCATCCTACTTGTGTTGCTTCACTTTCTTCCATCTTCCTTCTGTTTGATATGTATTTTTCTTGTTGACTTTTTAAATCATCATCCATTACTACATCATTATTATTTCTATATTGTTGTAATTCAAAAGTGTTTTTAAACTTTTTTTTCTGTGTATAATCTTCATCTGTTACTGGTATCAAAGTATTTTCATATGCATTCTTTAAATCTTGATATCCATTTTTACTAAATAAATCTGTGCTACCATAGTCATTAGGAGCATGCTTTGATAAACTACTACTATTAACTGATAAATTTACACATGTTTCTTCTATATCTTTATATATTGTTAACTCTCTATTTTCTTTCTTTTTTTGCATCATTAATTTCTCTTTTTCTTCTTTTGTTTTTGAATTATTAATACTTTGTGATAATTCATTATCCTCACTCCTTAACCATTCATCATATCCATCTGTTTTATTTTCGTTTAGTTGTTCAAATGTTTTATTGAACCAATTATTAAAATCTTTATTTTTCTGTTCCTTTTCTTTATTTACATCCCTTTGTGTTTCATAATCACTTAATACATCTGAATATTCTATATCTAAATTTTGTTTTGTATTTTGTCTAAATGTATAAATTCCATGTAATTTTTTATAAGCTTTGCTATAAAATAAAAAATAATCTTTATCTAACCCACTTTTATCAGGATGTGTCATTAATGTCATCTTCTTCGCATTTTTCATATCTTCTTCTTTGAAATTTAAAGGAACTTTAAATAAATTCAATATGTCCTCTAATTTGTAATTTTCGATATCTAGATCAACACTCATTATTTATATTATATTTTACATAATAAAAATATTTATATATAATTTAATAATAAACAATATATATAAATTATATATGAATGATATATCGGATTGTCCTATATGTATGAATACGCTCCAAAAGGACATTTCTAATAATTATATTAATGTTGCTATTACATCATGTGGGCATATTTTTTGTTTATCTTGTATAGTCCAACATAGTAGAATAAAATTTACATGTCCCATGTGTAGAAATAATTTTTTGGACCCACAAACATTTATACCTATTAATGATGAAGAAATGATTGAAAGTGATATGCAAGATGGTTGGACATTTACTAGTTGGGCTCAACAATTACAAGAAATTAATAGTCGTTCTATAACGATGAATACATTAAATGGTATCCCAATACATAATTTATCATTAGATGTTGACCCACCTGACTATTTTAATATATCAACGTCAAATTATTTTGCTAATATTGAGGAAGCTATTACTCCTATGTCATTAAATTATATTGCAACTGAATTTCTTGAACCAGAACCAGAAAGTGAACCAGAACCAGAAAGTGAACCAGAACCTAATATTATAGATGAATTTGAAATTAATAATCAAATATATGATTATTCTATTACAATTTCATCACCATCAGACATCAATGATAATAATTTATAATGAATTATATGCATCCATACAATCATTAAAAAACTTTTGTACTTTTTCCGTATTACCAGTATTACACACAATATGTGGGTAAATACTATTATCATCATTTGTATAACATAAAAGTCCTGGTACTCCGCTTAATAATCTAAATCTTTTATACATCGCAAAAATATCCATACTTTCATCTATATCAATAGAAACACAAACACAATCACTTGGGCTTTTATTAAAAAATTCTTTTACTAATGGTTCTATTTTTTTGCATGGACCACACCATTCAGCTCCTAATTTTATCACTATTATTTTTGGATTGTTATTTATTAAGTCTTGTAATTGTTCTCTTGTTTTTAACTCGCTTGTTAATACAACCATTTATATTATAAAATAAAATATTTTTAAATATATATGAAAAAGTATTTTATATATCTATTGATTATTATTATTATATCAGCATTCTTTTATCCATATGTATATAATGAAAAACAACGGAAATTAATTGAAATTTTAGACACATATGACCTAGAAACAAAATGGCTTCCAGGATATAATGTTGATTGTAATAGTGGGGATGTTATGCCACCAAAATCTACATGGGTTAAATCTAGTCATTGTTCATGTTTTACACAAAGATTTTGTGAGGATATGAATATTAAATTAATAGGAACTAAAGAAGGATTTAATCAAAAAGGTTTGGCTACAAATCAATTAAAATGGTTAAAAACAGAAGATGCTAAAAAGAATGGATGGGAAAAGATAAAAGAAGATGTTCCAAATTCATATGTTACTGCAAATAAAGAAGCAAATAAAGGTAATATTGTTCTTGCTGGTGTTGAAGATGATAAAGAACTTTTCGGACACGTTTCTATTGTTAGACCGTCTAATAGACCAGATTTTCTTATTAAAAGAGATGGTCCTGATACTATTGCATCATCCAAGATTAACTCTAGATCTGTGTTTTTAAAAGAAGATTTTTTATTTAATAGGAAAGATATAGAACCATATGAAAATAGAATACAATTTTATGTTAATAAACGTTAATCAAAATATAATATCTACAATTATTGATTTTAGATATGATAATTTTTGAATTATAAAGTAATTTTATGTATATTGTTATCATTTATAGTTTAGTTATAAATATAATTATTAAAAATGTTGATTTATGGTTTGACAAAAAAAGTGGATGTTTTTTTTGCAACATTTTCGAAAAATGACATTTTTTGAAAATTGCACAATTGATGCTAATTATGCTAAATATGCTAACTTATGTTTGATGTTTTTTGATGTTTTTTTGTTGTAGCTTTATTTATTATCATATTTGGTTATGTTGCATAAAAAACACCATGATGTATTCAGACCATGATGTAATTTGCACACGAATGCTACTGTTTTTTACATCAATTACATCAAATGATGTTTCTAGTGATGTTATTAATGTTCATTTAAAAATACGTTACCATGTGTTTTTACAAATAATTGTGCAAAATGAAAAATATGCAAGTTTTGCAAAAAACCATCATTTTTGGGAAAATCAGAGAAAAGTGAAATTTCCTAGAGAATGCTCTTATTTTAAGTTTTTTTTATTTATTTTTGTTATTGAGATTTTTTTTTGTGAGAGGTTGAACTCCCGATTTCAAAAATGCACAATTATTTTTTGTGCATTTCTCAAAAGTTGATATACTTTCCCCACAAAATTTTGACAGTTCTAGACAAACATTAAAAATAAATTAAGGAAATAAGACTAATATCTAGGAAAAAACACAATTTGAAAAAAGGTAAAAAAATGGGGGAATATATGTTTATTTTAAAAAACTTAAAAATAAAAAATGTGATTTTAGTATATATGCTAACCGATGCTAATAAAAATACATCAAAAAACACCGATAAATTTTATTGTGATATATGTGACTTTGGATGTAGCAAAAAAGGAGATTATTCTAGACATCTAACAACACGAAAACATATAAAGCTAACTAATGCTAACCCAGATGCTAACCAAGAACTTTTTGATAAAAAATCAAATACTATAACGAATATTTCAGATCGATATGTATGCGATTGTGGTTCATCTTTTTCACATAAGTCTAGTTTATGCAGGCATAAAAAGAAATGTTTAGATACTACGAATTCAATTACTGTTGAACAAAAGACTCAACCAATCGATACTACTGTATCTATGGATCAATTTGTAGATGTTGTAAATAAATGTGTAAAATTATCAGAGGATAATCAGGCACTTACAAAAAAGGTGATAGAATTAGCCGAAAAACCAAATGTTGTTAATAATACACAAAATGTTAATAATGTATTTAATTTAAATGTATTTTTAAATGAAAATTGTAAAGACGCTTTGAACCTAACTGATTTTGTTAAAAACCTTAAACTGCAATTAGAAGATTTAGAAAATATGGGTAAATTAGGATTTGTAGATGGTATGTCTAATATAATTATAAAAGGATTAGAAGAATTAGATGTTGATAAAAGACCTATACATTGTACAGACGCAAGAAGAGATGTATTATACATTAAAGAAAATGATACTTGGGAGAAAGATAAAGGAGTAACTACAGAGAAAATATCTAGTGCGATGGAAGATATTAAGAAGAAAAACGTTCAGCAAATGCAGGAATGGGTTGAAAAATATCCTGCTGCTAGGAATGGAGGTAGTCAAAAAGGGGACGAGTATCATAAAATAGTTTCAAATATGTTTGGTTGTAATGGTGACCCAGAGAAGAATACAAAAAAAATAATGAAAAATATAGCAAAACATACTTCAATAAAGGATGCAAAGGATACCATTAAATAATTAATTAAAAATTTCAATTGTAAAAGGTGTAAAATAATTTATATATTTTTTAGTATATAAATTATTTATTATTATCTTCACTAAATTCTCTATAAGAATAACTACTATCATCTTCAGTAATAGTCTTTTGACTACAAAAACAACAACAAATATAATGATACCATTTTTTCTCTTCTTTTATCGTTTCATCGATGTTTTCAAGTACAGATCTCATTCTATTTTTACCGAATGACCAATTTTTCCAATCTGACATAGTATATTAAATGAATATATTATTTTTAGTTAATTCACTAACTGTTCAAGTTGTTGTATTGGTATTTCTGGTAGTTCAACATGTGACTCCCAAAAATATTTACAATATGCATACTTAAACTCAAAGTTTTCAGGATACCATTCTTCAATATATGGATGAATTTTGTTTAATATATCTTTACTAATAAGATTGTGTGATGTTTTAGGTAATACATAAGCAAGTTGTGTTTTTGCAGATACAGGATTTTTAGGTTGTTTTTTTATAAAGTCTGTTTCAAAATATGGTATAAATTTAATTAGGTCTTGTAGCAACGGAGCGTAATTATAATTATATTTCCATCGCCAATTATGGCATCCTAAACTATAATATTTAAATGTCCATTCTAATGCTTCAATATAATTTTGACAGATTTGTTGTTTCCTGGTATCGTCAATTTTCATATTAAATAATGTTTTATAATAACGTTCTTGCCAACCAACTTCAAATGGATTAATAAATTTTTCAGAAATTCTATCAAAAGAAGGTATCGAATTAAATTTTCTTTCTTTTTCCTCGGCTGTATTTGTTGGATAGAAACGTTTTTCGGATTTATCGCGTTTAATATGTTCGTGTTTTAGATAGTTTTCTTCACTTTCTGCTAATTTTTGAATAATTTTTCTCACATTTTTCCAGTATATTTTTTTACCATCAGTTAAGAATTCTTCTGTATCTCCTATTGTATTTCTATAAACATCCAATAGAATATCAATACCATTTGTTCGGATATTTATAGATGGAAAATGAGGCATAAAGTCATTACCTAAGAAGAAACAAAGGAATATATAATCATAAATTCTATTTTTTTGTAGTTCAGTAGTTACTTCTTTATTATTATTCATATCTAACGTTATTTGATTAGTTAGTAGTGGTATATCAATCATGTATAATTTATTAGGATTTAATGAAGAATCAAGTGATTTTATAAATTCGGGTGTTTCTCTGAACAGGTATATTTGATTTGTAATAGGTAAATGATTAATACTTAACATAATAAGATCCGCATCTAATCCATAAATAATTGTATTATAACCAATATGTTCTTTCGGAAAATCACGAATATAATCAAATATTTTATGCTCTCCTTCACCTGGAGGAAAAAAATTTACAATTATCTTATTGTTATTTTTAAATTCATTTGTGATACTTGCTCCCAAATTTTGCATAAATTCTGTACCCGGGGTAATTGCACTAGTGTTCCATGAATCATTTGGTTTGTTTTTAAACTTAGCATTTATTTCATTTAAAAATTGGCCTCTAGTACGTCTGGTACGCTGTTGTTCTAGTTTTGCAACAGGTGCAACACCATCAAATGCAAGAATTATATTTTTTGTGGGATTTATTTTAATTATATAGTCCTTTATTTTAGAGATAACTTCCTTTATAATATTATTTGGGACATTTGTTATTTTATTTTCCAAAGAATAGAATGCATCATATATAATAGAGTTACAATCCATATATAAATTATGCACTTCATTTAAATTTTCTATTGTTTTGATTATTTTAGTATGATTTTTAATTATATACGAGAAATAAGCTGGAATACCCATATATAATGAATAAATATGTTTCTAATAGGTTTTAATAAATGGTTAAAATTCGGTAAAATATTTTAGGAATGTATATTATGAGTCAGGCGAACATTGGGTCAAATAATAACGAAATTTATGATATAATTATACAAAAAGTTATATTTTACGAAGATGTTATTAAAAAGACATTTATTTCGTTAACAGAATATAAAAATAAGAATATAATAGGATCTAACGAAATAAATTATAGTATAAATGAATTAAATGTTATTATGGATGAGTTGAGATTGGTAGAATGTCATATTAAGGATAAAACGATGGAATTAGATGATTTGATAAATGATTTACAATTATTAAACAATAAATTATCAAATATATTGAAAATGTATGGAACAAATAGTTTAGAACATTTAATACATGTATGTTTTGGAAATGATTATTTTGATATAAATATAAATGATGAAATAGATAAATCTAAATATGAAATTTTAATAAATTATACTCATCCTTTAAGTTATAAAGCAGTAAATGATAATGAAGATTCAGATAGTAGTGCAGGAGATAATCCAATATTAGAAGATATTTATAATGCAACACATAAAACAAATTTGTATTGTTATCAGAATAGAAGTGATAATGAAAATTATAATGTAAAATTAAATACGCTAAAGGTAATAATAAAGAATAAAAAAATGAAAACATCTTTAGTTGTTATAGTTATTGTAGATACGATGATGATAGAATATTTATTAAGTAATCAATATATGTATGATATATATTATGGTGTAAAAGATAATTTACCAAGTGATGATGATTTAAATATAAGTTTATTTGATGTATTTTATAAATCGTTGTCATTAAGGGATTTTTTGATAAACACAAGGGATGATATATTTGAAGTTTATAGAGGTTACATTAATTCGATGAAAATATTTAGAAATAGACCTTTATCAAAGATAATTTCAGAATTTATAAAATCAGATTTAGTTTGTAAACGAAAAACACTAGTACAATTATTATTGGATGAGAATGATACCGAGTTTCAATACATGGCGTATTTATTATATGATACAATATCAAATGATGATAAAAATAAACCAGACACTATTGAACAAATAGCGTTATTTGATAGTCTTCCGTGGAATATAAAGGTTAAATTTAAGTGTGCTATGAAACAAACCGTAGAATATACCCATAATTTATTAAATACTGATGGAATTAATAAAGTCCCTATGGAACAACGAATATGTTTATTGAAGGTAAATGATTCGGTAAAAGAGAAGGCTATGATGAAATTAAAAGAAATTAAATCAAAATCAGATGATTCAACATCAAAAGCTAGACAATGGTTAGATGGTCTTTTAAAAATACCATTTAATATATATAAGAATGAACCTATATTTGAAGTGATGAAAAATAATATCTATATATTTAATAAATTTGTAGAAAATAATAAGGATATATTAATAAAAAATAGTTTTGATAATGTTGATAAATGCAATAATATTCAAGTGCAAGTAATTAGTAAAAAATTATTTGATAAAATTGGAATGAATAGTAATAAAATACAAATAGAAAAAATAATAGAGAAGGTATCAAAAATGAAAAGGGTTAAATTTAATGAAATGATAAAATATTTGATAAGTATGTCTGAAATAATAGATGAGAAGGATATAGAAAAATACATGGATTATAAAAAAATAGATGGTAAGAAAAAAGGTTTTTATCAAATATTAGATGTTTATTCAGAAACACCAATTATTTCGGAATTGATAACATTTTTTGATTTATTAAAGGGAGATGATATGATAATATATAATAGTTTAAATGGTATTATGAGGAGTTCATATATAGTAAATAAATATATGAAGGAATGTAAAAAGACATTAGATGATTGTGTATATGGACATACAGACGCAAAAAGGCAAATCGAACGAATAGTGGGACAATGGATAAATGGCAAAAATAGTGGTTATTGTCTTGGGTTTGAAGGTCCCCCAGGCGTAGGAAAAACGAGTCTCGCTAAGAAAGGATTGGCAAATTGTTTAAAAGATGAGAATGGTGTTTCTCGACCTTTTTCATTTATCGCGATTGGCGGTTCAAGTAATGGAACAACATTAGAGGGTCATAATTATACATATGTTGGTTCACAATGGGGAAAAATAGTTGATATATTGATGGATACAAAATGCATGAATCCCATAATATTTATAGATGAGATAGATAAGGTAAGTAGAACAGAAAGTGGAAAAGAAATTATAAGTATTTTGACACATTTGATAGATACAACTCAGAATGACGTAATACAAGATAAATATTTTTCAGGGGTAGATTTAGATTTATCAAAGGTATTATTTGTTTTTTCATATAATGACGTGAGTGTAATGGATAAAATTTTATTAGATAGAATTCATAGAATTAAATTTGATAATTTGGATTTGGATGAAAAATTAATAATTTGTAATAAATACATACTTCCTGAATTATATGAAAGAGTTGGACAAGAGGGAAATATATTATTTTCGGATAAAATATTGGAATATATAATAGAAGAGTATACATGTGAATCCGGTGTTAGAAAACTTAAAGAGATTTTGTTTGAAATTATAGGTGAAGTAAATTTAGATATATTAAGTAATGATCTGTTTGAAATGGAATTTCCAATAAATATAACAAAGGATGATATAAAGGATAAATATTTGAAGAATAGAACTTGTTTAAAAGAAACTAAAATTCATAATGAAAGTATAGTTGGTATTATAAATGGTTTATGGGCTAATTCAATGGGAAGAGGAGGTATTATTCAAATAGAAAGTTGTTTTATTCCGACTCCTGGGTTCTTAGATTTAAAGTTAACAGGACAACAGGGTGATGTAATGAAAGAAAGTATGGAGGTTGCCAAATCTTTAGCATGGAAATTAACCACCAAAGAGAGACAAGAGATATTAGTAAAAGAATTTGAAAAAGTAAAAACAAAGGGTATTCATATTCATTGTCCGGAAGGTGCAACACCAAAGGATGGTCCATCAGCAGGGACAGCAATTACAACATGCTTATATAGTTTATTAAATGATGTTAAAATAAAAAATGACATAGCTATTACAGGTGAAATAAACATGCAAGGTCGTGTGACAGCAATTGGAGGTTTAGATTTGAAAATACTAGGAGGTATAAAAGCAGGCGTAAAGACATTTTTATTTCCAAAAGAAAATGAAACTGATTTTAAAAAATTTATTGAAAAGTATGGAGATAAAGAAATTGTAAAAGATATAGCATTTCATGCGATTGAAACGATTGATGAAGCTTTATTATTTTCGTTGGAAAATAGTAATTAATTATAATATTTGTAATTAATATAGAATATGGCGATGCAATTTAATATAGAAAATTTTGTTGAGTTTATAGCAGCAATATCATCATTATTTATAGGAGCATTTTTTATATTAATTTCAATATTTAATCAGGATATTAAGGCATTTATTTATTTAGCAGGAGTATTTTTTACATATATTATTTCAGGATTAGTTTTTAGTCCATTTTTAAAAGGTTTGGTCCCTGACATATCAGAAAGATCATTTGTTTGTGATATTGTAAAGTTCCCTTTTGCAGAAACAGCAAGTGAGCCAGCTTTAAATTCATTATTTTTAGGTTTTACAGCATCATATTTAGCAACTCCTATGCTCTTATATGATCAACTTAACTATGCGTTGATGGTATTTTTTATAATGTTATTATTTTTTGATGGATTTTATAGAGCAAAATATAAATGTAACTCTATGATTGGTATATTAGTAGGAACATTAATTGGTATAGCTGGTGGTGTTGGTTGGTTTTATTTGCTTTATTCTCAAGGGTATGAAAGCTCTTTGTATTTTGGTGAAACTATGAGTAATAACGCTATATGTACACGTCCATCAGCACAAAAGTTTAGATGTGATGTTTATAAGAATGGTGAATTAGTTACCTAAATGTTTTTAATTAATAAAATAAAATTGTTTTTATTAATTAATTATTGAACCTGTGAATATTTTTTTTCATGAAAACAATTAATGTATCGGTAAATATTTTCCTATTGAAATTTTCAGACATAAATGTAAAGTTACCTTTGGTTGAACTATTAAATGTTGAAAAAAATTCATTTAATACTGTATGAAATTTTAGATTTTTATATTGTTCTAATACACCTTCATTTTGTATTTGTTTTTTTGTTTTTTTATTAACATTATTGTGGAATATAAACATAACTTTTTTTAATTCTTCGGAAGTTCTTATATTATTAGTATTTACGTTATTCATGAATATACCAGCATGTACTGCACATTCTGGACATGGTAGTCTATTACATATACCTTTTATATAGTGGATTATATCATTTCTTAAATGTACAAACTCTTCTTCTTTTATTTTTTCTGGAATACAATGGAATAAATTCCATGTAGCATGAGTCCATTCTGTCATAAAATATATAAAGAGATTTTTTTATATTAATTTACTAATGGGGGAATTATGCGAAAAGGCTGATTTTTATAAAATGTTAAATGATGATAGTGATACGGATACAGATAATAATATTAAAACGTGTCTTATATCTAGACAAGAATTAAATAATACTAAAATATCGTTACCATGTAATCATGAATTTAACTATATGCCTTTATATAATGAAATATTTAATCAAAAGAGAAAAGCATCTGTTACAGAAACAATAAGATTAAAATATAATCAGATAAAATGTCCATATTGTAGAACGATACATAATTATTTAATACCATATAAAAAAATGGACGGGGTTGAAATTGTGTATGGTGTTAATTCGCCACGTAAATATGTTTATTATGAAAATACATGTAGTTATGTATATAAAAGAGGGACAAATAAGGGTAACAAATGCACAATTCGATGTAGTGATGAATATTGTAATTCTCATTTAAAGTATAAGGATAGTGATACGGTTGGTAATACAAATATTAAGAAAAAGAAAGAAGAACCTAAGAATGAAATAGTTTCTTCTGACGGATGTGCTTATGTTTTTAAAAGAGGAAAAAATAAAGGGGATAATTGCGGTGATACAATAAAACAAAACGGAAAATGTTTATATTGTAAGAAACACGATAAATATAATTAATTTTATGAATAAAAGACATTATAAAATGATATAAAAATTATATTTATCTTAATATAAAATTATATAAATATAACTAATAAAACGAACCAATATATGTTCCTTCATTATTTTTATAATATAAGTGGTCTGTTTCCCGAAAGCAATTGTAAATAGGTCTTCCAGTTTTATAAAAAATGTTTAATTGATTTTCCCTCCATATTCGTTGTTTTATAATATGTTCTGGGGGCGGTTCTTCTTTTTTTGTTTTTTTGTTTCCTTTTTCAGGGGCGTCGTTGCTCATATATACATATAATTATTATATTATATGTATATTTATTACTAATTGTCTACTATTAAACTATCATTTTTGATTAAAAGATAATATTTTATGCAAAAACTGTATTTAATTGACGGTTAGTTTTTATAAATGTAGTACATTTTGAAATGTTTTTAATATTTTGTGCATTAATATAAGTACATGTGCTTCTTAATCCACCTAGATAATTAAGAACAGTATCATCTAAGCTACCTTTATATTTTATTTGAATACATCTACCTTCAGACGATCTATATTTGTCCATCTTTCCGTAATGTTTTTTCATAGCAGTTTCACTACTCATTCCGTAAAATTCTTTATATTTGATACCATTTTTATCAATAATTTCGCCAGGGTTTTCATCATGTCCTGCGAATTGACCTCCGATCATTATGAAATCAGCACCACCAGCAAACCCTTTGGCTAAATCTCCTGGGCATGTAATTCCACCATCTCCAATAATAAAACCGTTGGTACCATGTGCAGCATCTGAACATTCCATAATAGCTGATAACTGGGGCATACCAACACCAGTTTGTGTTCTAGTAAGGCATGCGCTTCCTGGTCCAATACCAACCTTTACAACATCAACTTTGCCATTTAAAATAAGCTCTTCTGTCATTTCACGTGTAACTACATTTCCTGCAATAATAATTTTTTCAGGGAATGTATGTCTAACCTTTTTACAAAAATCAACGAGTTTTTCCATATATCCGTTTGCAACATCAATACATATGAATTTAACAGGAATTGCTTCAACAATTTCTTTTATTTTTTCAAAGTCTGATTCAGAAATTCCTGTTGATATCATAAAATAGTTAGGGTCTAAACCCCTATTTTGCATATCTATAAAATTATCTACACTATAGAATTTATGAAATGCAGTTATAATATGATGTTTACTTAGCACTTTATATACGTCATATGTACCTACAGTATCCATATTAGCGGCCATAATAGGAACACCCTTCCATTTTTGTTTTGAGATAGGGAAAAATATTTCACGTTCAATTTCTACTTCAGATCTAGATGATAACTTGGAACGTTTTGGTCTAATTAATACATCGTTAAAATCTAATTTAATATCTTCTTCGATTTTCATATACAATATTTTGTGCGTCTGTTTTAATATCTTTAATTATAACATATTAAAAATATATATTACTATATTAATATGGAGACAAAAGAACAATTAGTAAAGACTATAAAAGGATGGGTTGAGATTGACAACAAAATGCGTGAATTAGCCAAACAACAAAAGAAATTGAGAGAGGATAAAAAGGATATTACAAAATCCTTAGTTGATGTTATGAAATCGAATGAGATAGATTGTTTTGACTTAAATGATGGACAGTTAGTATATTCTCAAACCAAAACAAAGGCACCATTAAATAAAAAGAATTTAGCTACAATATTAATGGGATATTTTGGAGAAAATAAAACGGAACAAGTAGAGGATTTAACAAAGCATCTTTTAGAAAATAGAGAAGAAAAGGTTCGTGAAAACGTTCGTAGAAAGATTGATAAAAAGAAATAATTTATAAATACAACTTCTATTACATAGTCATATATAATAAAACTGCTTTAAATAAGTCATTTCATTATTAATAAAAAAATTGATTAATTTTATATATTAAATTTAGAATCTATATATATAAAATGGCGCCTATTATTTTATCAATAGAAGGCAATATTGGTTCTGGGAAATCAACAATCTTACGGTATTTACAAGATAATAATAAAGGGAATGATATAATATTTTTAAAAGAACCTGTAGATAAATGGTCGGATATTAAGGATGAACAAAATGTAACAATATTAGAGAACTTTTATTCTGATGCAAAACGACATGCTTTTATGTTTCAAATAATGGCATTTGCCACTAGATTGCAAGCTTTGAAGGATGCAATTGATGAAAATCCAAATGTAAAAGTAATAATTTGTGAAAGGTCGATTTTAGCAGATAATAAAGTTTTTGCAAGTATGCTTCACGATGACGGCGTAATTGATAAGATGGGGATAACTATTTATAATACTATGGCTGATAATTATTTTAAAGATTATCCATTAAGTGGTATAATATATATAGATGCAGATCCTGATGTTTGTTCTAATAGAATTAAGAAGAGGAATAGAGATGGAGAGGATAATATAGGGATTGATTATTTGACAAGGTGTAAGATATATCATGATAAATGGTTATTACAATACAGAAATTATTCAATTGTTCCAGAAATTAGAGACGAAACATCGTTGTTACATATTAAAACAAATGAAGATTCTAATTTTGATAATAGTGATATATCTAAGAAATGGTTATCTGAAGTTCGTTGTTACATATATTCATTCTTATAGATAACAATTACCTCATCATAGGATAATGACCTTTTTCTAAATAGTCAGATACTAGTTTAGTATAGTCGCTAGATGATTTTTCATAGCAATATGGAATTAAACTATGAATACATGCCTGACAAGAAGCACAACAAAATAAGCAAGATAAAAAACTGGAAAATTTAAAATGTTGGTGATATGTCATTTTATTTTCCCGTGGATGTTTTAAAAAAATACAATCTATATAATCCATTATATATTATATAGATACAAATAATTATTTGAAGTACACACCTTCTTTGATAGTATATTTATTTCTATCGTCTTGATTATTTTCACATTGCGATCTTATTTTACAATAACACGCTCCGCATTTACCATTTAAACGTGATCTTCTTCCATCATTTTTTTTATGTTGTAAAGCACTAAGTGAGAATTCATCAGCATAATTATGGTGATAAGTTTTTTTCCCAATTACGTCTACTGATAAAGTATTGTAATGAAAAAAGCTAGAGCATACGTAATCATCATGAAACCATGTTTCTTTTCCTTCTGGTTCTATAGATAACATTTTTTCGGTCCAGTTTATAAGTTTATCAAACCAAGAACCTTTAATACTATAACCATCAGCACCATATGCTAATTTTAACTTTTTACCCCCTTCTATTATTTCTAGATGTCCAGTATATACTTTTTCATTATCTTTGGTTATTAATTCATTTAAACGTTCAATAAAATAATTCTGATATGATCTATCGTCATCACAAACAATAAGATGTGTATTATCTAAATTGTCTTTTTCTAATTCTTTAATTTTTTTAATAGGTACGATATATTTAGTAGCTGGTCCATGGTCAATTTCTGATTCAATAAATTCAAACATAGTATTGCTTTTATATTTTTCAAACATACTAGTATCAAATTTTTTATCTGGAAAACGAACATAATTTTTACAATATGTTACAAATACTTTTTCAGGTAATTTTTTTTGGTTTATAAATGAATTTAAACATTTATCAAAATTATTTTCTCTACCAGGTATGCATGTTATACCAACATATATTTTTAGTGGTTCATCTTTGTTTTGAGGAGCCATAGTATAAATATATATTTTTATTTTATATATTTATCTTATTTATATTAAAATTGATTAGTTATTTAAAAAATTGTTTTATAGTATATTAAATTATGAAGTATATATCTCAAAAAGGAGAAGATGGTTTTGGACATCAGGTATTAGGTATGATGTCTATAATATCTTTATGTTCAGGGGAACTAGAATATGTTCCTTATTTACATGATGGTAAATTTGAACATGTTTCTAGTGATGAAAAATTAGAATTAAAATCATATATGATAAAGTTTTATCAAGTTTTGGGATTTGAAATTCCATGTGATTATAGTAAATTTCCCCCTAAAAGAGTTGTTTCTAGAAATAGAAATAATTTTAATTATGAAGCAACAAATGATCTCGATTGGCCAAATCATACACATGTATTTGATAATGCATGGAGTCAAGATAATATTGGTAACAAAGTATTTAAGTATGATTTTTATAAAAGTTTAACAAATGAATTATTAATGAAAAGTAATTTTAATAATGATTATACAAATATTGTTATACATTTACGAGGTGGTGACGGCGATACAAGACATTTTGGAACAAGACAAAATATGTCAATATTGAACAAAGTAATAAGAAAATTGAAAGAAAAATATTCAAAATGTATGTTTAATTTTCATACAAATAATGAAACAGTAAATGAACAATTATTAGTTGATATTTCACCAGAAAATTACATAATATATGGTAAAAACACACATGTTTTATTCTCATTTTCACAAATGATTAATTCTGATGTTTTACTTGTTGGAGATAGTTCGTTGTCTATAGCAGCTAGTTATGTTAATAAAGGAATTGTATTGGTTCCAAGTAAATTAACATGTGCAGAGAAAAAAGATATTGATATCCATCCATTAAAAGGAAATGAAAATGCGATAAGTTTTGAAAATTATATATCTACATAGTTTATGATTTTAGAAATGTCGTTGAATATATTATTTTTTGTCTTTTTAATTGTTATAGTATTAACAATATTATTTTATCTGGCTGGTTTAATATTACAATTTTTATTTCATTATAAATTATTAAAATTAAGTTTTATTTTATATAATGAGAAGTGTTTACAAAATTTTTTACAAAAATATAGTGATTATTATTTAGTTATGAATATGATATCAGGAGATAAAATAAAGGATGTTAAGATAACTAACAGTTATGAAAATCAATTAGAGGGGATAATTGAGTATTCAAAATGTTCGGGTGAAAGGGGTGCTTTATTAAGAGGAAAAATAAAGAATATAGAATTATCAGACATGTATATAGATTATAATAATTGGAAAAAAATAGAGAAAAAACTACGTTTGCCTGTTGATATGGAACGATATATATCAAAGTTTATTGCTGATAAAGAATGTAATTGTGATAAAATAGAAAGTTCAGATGATATAAAGTATTTTGATAATGTATGACTGATTTATTTAAAATATTATTTGCTGGCGTAATGTTAATTTTAGTAAATATAGTAGTACTTAAGGTGTTTCCTGGTTTTAATATTAATTTTAATGGTTTAGATATGTATATATTATTTTTTAACGTATTGTTTGTTTTATATATAATATTGCCTCAAAAGGTGGGTACAATCTTTAATGATTTAGGGAATAAGTAAAAGAATAAAATAATAATTATATTATATGGTTTGCAACGGTTTTGTTAGAATAAAATATCATGGGAGATATGGAAATAAACTATTTATATATTTTATGGCTAGGTTATATGCTGAAGAACATAATTTAAACCTACAAGATAATATTAATGATACTTTTTTTGAAATAACATCACCTAAGGATTTTGGCAAATATTCAGGCGATGATCTAAAAACATATACTTTAAACGATTCTAAGATAAAAGATAATAACTTACCATATTATGGAAAAGGTATATATGTTTTTGATGGATTTTTTCAAAATGAAGATATATTCTATAAAAATAAAGAAAAATTATTAAGTTATATAAATTTAAAATATGACAAGAAAGATAATTTTACAATACATGTTAGATTAGATGATTATTATTATCCTAATAAACGACATTTAATAATAAGTATAGAGTATTATATTTATTGTATAAAAAAATATGCTAATAATTATAAAAATATATATATTATTTGTGATAAACTAAGATATGATTGGGAGAAAACATATATGTTTGAATTAATAAAACAAATTAAATTATTAAATAAAATACCAATTTATACAGAAAATTCACTTCAGAATGACATTATAAATATACTACAATCAAATTATATAGTAACATCAAATTCTACATTTTGTTTTTGGGCTGTATTTTTCTCCAACCCTGAAAAAATAATTTTATTTCCTTATGTAGGAATAGATGTTTTACCTAATAAAACAATTAAAGAATGGGCAAATAATCCAAAAATATTTAAATATAGTAACGATAACAAATTTATAACTACATTTGAATATAGTAATGATGTTATTGATTATTTTCAAAATATGTAATAAATGTTATATTTTTATCATTTAGGAAATAAGTAAAATATTTAAAAAAATTATATTAACATATATTAGGTGTTTGACCTCATAATTTTTGTGTTTAATTAACTAACTTTTTTATATTTACAGGCTTTGCCATTATCTAAGAATATTGCAGCATTTGCTGAGGCACCCAATTATATTAAACTTTCTTTTCATTTCTTATATTTATGTTTTATTAGGGATAGCCAATGATGTATGCTGTAATATTCATTACAGGGGGACGCATTTAAAAATTAAATGTTTATTTGTTTTATATTATTATTAATACAATACTATAAAACCATTTAAAGGTATAATATACATTATATTGGGAGCATAGGTGCCATCCTGAAAGGCGCCTCGTGACATTTAGGTTTTATCCACGTCACTCATCATATAATAAAGTAGACATACTTATTATATCACACTATATCACTATATGGTGTATTATACCACATAGTGTATCTGAAATTACAATACTTAATGCTTTATATTGGTTTGTAATAATATAAAAAATTGATTTAATATTAATTCTTTATATTTATTTAAAGATAATGGAAAAACGTGTAGAAGTTAAAGTTTCTAATTATATTAATCAATTTAAGGAAGATGTTAAAGTAAAGATGACAGAATTGGGGATGTTAAATATTACTAATAACAACATTTCTTCTGATTTACTTTGTTACATATTTGATTATCAAAGTTTAGATTGGGAAAAGGAAGATTTTACTAGAAGAAAGAGAGTAAAAAATAGTGTCCCCGCAATAGATAGATGTATGGCAAAACGTGCAAACGGAGAACAATGTACGCGAAGGAGAAAAGACGGATGTGAATATTGTGGGACACATTCTAAGGGGATACCACACGGTCAATTTGAGATAAATTCAAATGAGATAAATCATAATAAGATTATTGAATTAACTGTACATGACATAAATGGAATCATGTATTATATTGATAGTGATAATAATGTATATAATCAAGCACATGTATTGAGTGAAAAGGTAAATCCAGACCGTGTAGGTAAGAGAGTTAAAAATGAAGATGATACATATTCTATTATATTTAATTAATATCTTTTAGATTATACTTTATTACATACCCATTCAAAACTTATAATATCAATAAATTTTTGAAAATACTTATTCCTTTTATTTTTATTTTTGAAGTATGTCTGATTTATATTAATAATATCTGTGTATAATGGGTCAAAATAACATTCAGCACAAACTAAGAATTCATTCGTTCTTCCGTATTTATGATTGAAGCATATATGCTTTTTACATATTTCACATCTGAATAATCCACATAAACTACAAGTATAAACATAACAATAAGGATCAGCAGGAACAACAGATGTAAGTTTATTAGGATATGAAACAGCGGTTCTTCTTGTATCTTCCATTTTTTATTTTATTTAATTTATATATTTTTAATTAAATAAAATCATTTTTTTATAATATAAAATTTTATTTAAATGAAAACGATGTTGAATTATATAATAAATTCATTTTTGTTTATATTCTTTTCTCTAATCGTGTGTGTAAGTGTGTATCATATAGGGGTAAAAGAATGGGCAAAGTGATGGT